GTGCTCGCGAAGTATCCCGAATATGCCGACCTCGCCGAGCCGGCCCGCCCAGACTTCCGCACGGAGACGCGGGCGTCGGACACGCCCGAGCTGTTCCCACAGCAACAGGCGGGCGGCCTGTCGGTCATCAGCGACGGCGCGAAGGATCTCGCCGTGGGCGCGTTGAAAGGCGCGGGGCAGACGGCGACGAACCTCGGGCGCTTCGTCCACATGATCCCCGGCGTGAGTCGGGGCGTGGATGCGCTCTACGGCGCGCCCGTGTCGCAGGCGGGTTTCACGGAAGCCGATCGGCAGCTCACGCCGACGACGACCGCGCAGTCGGTCGGCAAGGGCATCGAGCAGATCGCTGAGTTTTTCATTCCCGGCGCGGCGGCGGAGAAAGCCGGCGCGACGTTGGCCACGAAACTGCCGACGTTGGGGCGCGTGGCGCCGGCCGTCGTGGAAGGCCTCGCCTCGGGCGGGATCGCGGCGGCACAGGGCGGCGACGTGACCGAGACGGGCGCCGCCGCCGTGCTGGGCGGGGCGCCGCGCCTCGCCGGGCCGGGCTTGAAGCGCCTGCGGGCCACGATTGCGGACCATTTGAATGCCAAGGCCGCCAAGCGCGTCACCGAAGGCCTCGGCGCCACGACGAAGCGCCTGAAGGATATGGCGCAGCGCATCGCGCCGGAGTTTGCCAGGCGCGGCTTGGGCGGATCGCTGGAATCCTTGGCGGAGCAGGCCACGGCGCACACTGATGATCTGGGCCATCAGATCGGCCAGACGATCGCGGGGCCGGTCGGGCAATCCACACGTCCCACGGCGCCGATTCTCGACGCGCTGGAGCAGGCCAAAGGGAAACTGACCACGACGAAAGTGGGCGGCGCCGGTGAGCTGATCGTCACCGACAAACCGCAATGGGAAGCCCTCGGCAAATTGCAGGACGTGGTGAAGGAATATGGCGATGAGCTGTCCGTCGAACAGATCAACGCCCTGAAGAAAATCTACGCGCAAGTCACGAGCCGCGCCGGCGGCTACAACGAAAAAGCCGGGGAGCTGCTGAACACCGCGCCCGAAGCCGCGAAAACCTTCGCCACGATTCTGCGGACGGAAGAAAACGGCGTCGCGGCGCTGGCGAAGCTGAATAAGGAATTCGGCTTCTGGAAATCGCTGGAGAAGGTGACGAAGGCCACGGTTGATCGGCGCAGCTCGCAGGGGAAAGGGTTGACGGCCTCGATCGCGCCGCTTATCGGCGGGGCGGCGGGCGCGCTCAGTGGGGACGATCTCACCGACAAAATCACGTCGGGCCTCGTCGGCGCGACGGCGGGCCGATCGTTGACGCGGGCCTTGCAATCGCCGCAGTGGAAGTTTGTCCGCGCCCGGTATGCGAGTCAGTTGGCGGACGCTCTCGCGGGCAGCAACCCGGAGCGGATCGGGCAAGTCGTCGGGAAGGTGTTAGCCGCCGAAGCCGCGCACGCGCGCTAACGCGGCGTCAGCGTCTCGGTCCAGTAACTGAGATTCATGCGGTGGCCCAGCTCCATCAGGAGCAGCCAACCGCCCAAGGCCGCAAGGCCATATTTGAGGGTGAGTCCGATGCCACGCAAGAAACTACGCACAGAGGCGGTGAGTCTACCAGTAACCCAACAGGAGTCAACGATGGTCTATGTCGTCACCGATATGAACAATGTGATCAAAGGCCTCTGGGACACCGACGCCCAGGCGCAAGCGCAGAAAGAGGCGGCCGGCTTGAGCGGCAATCTCACCGTCACCGCGTACCAGAAAAACGTCGTGCTGCCCTGACGATCCCGCTCCTCTCCCCCCGCGAATGGGAAACCGTCCTCCATACGGCGAATGGCCTGACGCCGCTCGAGGCGAGTGTGCTGATGGGCGTCGGCCGCGGCGCCGTGCAGGCCTACCGGATGTCGGCGATCGATAAGCTGGAACGGGCGGGCCTGATCCGCTCGCGCTCCACGGCCGCCCTGACGCGCTATGCCCTCGCGACGGGGCTCGTGACGGGGACGATCTAAATGCGCCACGGCATCCAGACCGGCGCGTGGCAGCCGCTCGACGTGCTGCAGCAGTTGTACGCGTGGAACTACCGAATGATTCGGCTCGATTACGATCCGAGTCCCGCGCATGCGGCCGAGGTGATCTTGGACGCGCGGCTCGTCGGCTTCGCGGTGCTGTTCCTCGTGAAGGACACGGCGCAGATTGCCGCGCTCGGGCGTTTGATCGAGCCGCGCCCCGATCTGCCGCCCGTCATCATCAGCAGCCCGAACGAGCCGGATCTGGGCCACCGCGGGCACCTGAGTACTCGCAGTTGTCGCGCGTGGATCGAGCGCGCGGCGCCGCTCTGTCAGGCGGCCGGGTTCGACTTGGTCGCGCCCGCAATCGCCAACCTCAACGATCGCGGCTTCACCTACTTGAAAGAAATCTGGAAGACGCTCGCCGGGTTGCCCGCCGTCGGCGTCGATGTGCATCGCTATGCGCCGGTCACCTCGGCCCTCGATCCCCAGCCGGGATCGCGCACGCGCGCCGACGAAATCCGCCGCTTAAAGGACATCATCGGCACGCGCCACTGGGGCGTCAGTGAATTCGGCTATGCCTCGCGGCCGCTCACCGAGGCGCAGCAGGCGCACGAGTGGGCGACGGAATTTGTCTTCTGGGACGCGACCGACGCGCAATATGCGATCGCGTATCAGTTGAATCGCAGCGCCGTCGATCAGTACGGCGTCCGCGAAGGCACGCGCTGGCTCCCGGCGGCCTCGGTGCTCGCGACGTCAGACATCCCGAATGGGCATCCGGTGCCCCTGCCGATCCGCGTCGTCACCCCGACGGCGCTCGCCGACACGATCGTGAACTTCCGCTACGGCGCGATCGATCAGGGCTTCGAAACACGGCCGGTGTCCGCGCAGGGGAGTGATGAAACCGTCGGCCTCGTCACGCAGCCGGACGGCACGCTCGCGATCCTCTCGCCGAACGGCACGCAGTGGCTGTCGATTCAACCCGACGGCAGCCGCGAACCGCGGGACGCGCATGGCGAGCCGGGGGCGTGGGAAACCTTCACGCGGCAGGGGAACGTCGTCACCGAACGCGCGAAGGACAACCTCGCGCGTCCGCTCGTGCAGTTCCTGCTGAAAGATCCCACGGCCGCAAGTCCCGCGCCGGTGCCGCTCGGGCCGCTCAGTGTGCAGGGCGTGGATTTTCTCGAGCACGGCCGCCGCTACCTGCCGATTGAAGTCACCAATTTCATGCAGTTCTATCGCTTCACGCTGGGGCAGGATCTGACGCCGACGCTGTACCCGGGCTTCACGCTGGATCGCACCACGCTCACGATGAAGTGGATTCCCGAACAACTCGGGCTGCCGCCGCTCCATCTGCCGATCCCCGATCTGCAGCGGCTGTTGGGGGACTATTTGACGTGGAAACGCAACATCGGCCGCCGCTCGGAACTCACCGTCCTCTGCGATATGCGCGATCTCGGCATCGCGCGGGAGGAATACGTCCGCATCCTGAGCGCGGTGTATGAGGTCGCGCAGGACTTCACAGACCTCTGTCTCGTCGAAGACGGCAATGAAGTCTTGGACGGCGAGAATCAACTCGACCTGCCGTACATCATGGCGCACGTCGATCGCCACGGCGTGATCTACTCGACGGGCAGCGGCACGAGCGGATCGCCCGTCCCGGCGCCCTACGGCGTGTACTGCACGCCGCATTTGAATCGCGGCCCCTTGAGCAAGCAGCTTGCCGATGTGAACTTCGGCGAACAGGTGTACGGCAGCTGGGCGGAGCATCCCATTCCGACGATGCGCCCGATGCTGACGAACGAAACGCAAGGCGCGGGCGAAGTCCCGAGTGACAGCCGCTACACCGACCCGCATATCGCGCGGGAACTCGCGCGGGGGATGCGGGCGCGGAACGGCGGCTGCTTCCACTGTACGTCAGGCGTCTACAGTCAGCCGCTCGGCCCCACGCAGGAGTTATGTCGGCAAGCGTTTCTCGAGGGGAGCGCATGACCGACGAACCCATCGTGGCGGCGGTGCTGAATGATCCCGTCGTGCAGGCCGTGCTCAGCGCGCCGTTTGTGGATCGCCGCGAGCGCCCGACGGCGACCGGGGAACGTGGGCAGACCGTCGCGCCGCCGTCCACGACGGAGGAACAGGATCGCGTCACGGCCGGGCAGCGCGCCGTCAACCTCCTCTGGGAAACGACGCAGCGGGACATTGCGCGGTGGGTCATTGGCGCGGCCCTGCTCGTCGCGGGCATCTTGGCCATCGGCGGGCGCTACTTGGGCTCGACGGAATTGCAACTCGCGGGCGCGGTGTTTCTCTTCGGCGTCGCGAACCTCGTAACCGGGTTCTACTTCGGCCGGACCAATCATCAACGGCAGGGCGGCATCGGCGGCAACCAAACGACCGAATCCCGCTAGGCAAAGGAGATCTCACATGGATAAGGCGCTCTTCTGGCGCATCTTGATCGCGGTGGTGGTGGTGCTCGCGGTCTACGCGCTGCTCCTGCCGCTCTCGCGGCTGCTCGGGTTTCCGCTTGTGGGCGATGCGCTGATGGTGGTGCGCGTCTGCATCGCCGCGCTTGCGGTGCTCTACATTCTGAAAGGCTGACCGATGAAATGGATTACCCTCGGGACGAAACTCTTTCCGCTGATCATCATGGCCGTGCAGGCGGTGGAGAAGTTGCTCACCGCGAAGCACGGGAAGGACAAACAGGATGCCGCCGTCGATCTCGTCGGCGTCTGGCTGACGACCTTGGAAGCCGGGCTGAATAAAGATCTGCTCGACAATGCCGAGGTACAGGCGGCGATGCGCAAGCTGATCGATGCCTATGTCGCGTGGCAGAACGTCTTGGCGAAGACGCAGGCGGCACCCGAGGGCTCGGCCGTGAGCATTCTCGACTAACGGGCGTCAGATCGTCGGCAGTGTCCACGCGCCGCTGGCGATCTGCATTTCCGCGAACGCCCAGTCGTCGGCATCGTTGATGTCGAAGCCCTCCGGCCTGGGATTCACGAAGCCCCAGACTCTGCCGCTACAGATGGACGGATACAGTCGATCCCGCACGAGACTGCACTTGGCGATCTCCAGACTCGCATTCTGCTGATACACACGCGGCAACGTCTGCGAGGGCCGCGAATGCCACGGCGGGACATCGTGCACCGGCAGGAGCGGCGTCAGTTCACAGTCGGAAAGCACCCAGCATTTGTACGGATTCACGCTGACCGCTTCGACCGCCCGCAAACAGTCGCACGGGCTGCGCTGGAACTGTTCCCACGCGCGCTGGATCGTCGCGGCGGATCGAAAGGGCGACGTCGGCCGCAGGATCGCGAAGCAGTCGCCCTCGGCCGTGTGCGTCAGCAGATCGTGGACCCATTCGATGTCAGGTGACTCGGCCGTCGCATACGCGGCCGGCCGTGTCCACGCGATCGCGCCGTACGCACTGGCGACGTCCAGCACCTGCGGCGACTCCGACGACACGAAGATCCGCGCGAAGATGCCGCTCGCTTTCGCGGCGGCAATCGTATACGCGAGCAACGGATGCCCGTGCAGCGGCTTGAGATTCTTGCCGGGAATGCGTACGCTGCCGCCGCGCGCGGGAATCAGCGCGAGAATCGAGGGCGATGTCATGTCGTCGGCAACCCGCCGATCTCCGGCAGGCCATAGCGGGTTTCCATGCGCACGCGATCATTGAAGTGCGGCGTACTCACCTCAAAAAAAATACAGTCCGTGATCGCTTCCACACGATGCACCGCGCCCGGGGGAATGTGGTAGCTCTCGCCGGGCATCATGCGTAACCGCTGCAACGTCCCCGTCCCCGGATCGGTGTCGACGAAGGCCTCGCCGGAGAACAAGAAGAACGTCTCGTCTTTCTCCCGATGCACCTGCAGCCCGCCCGCGGTCCCCGCGTTCATGTAGAGCAATTTGCCAAGATAGTGCGGCGTCTGCGCGATGAGCACTTCGCGGCCCCAGGTGCGCGGGCCGACATCGTGGATCGGGAAGGCTTCAATCGGTGGGGGCATCGAGGGCTCCGGTGATTTGTAGACCGTCGGCGGTCTGGCGTCGGCGCATTTTGCTGATCGGACCGCGTTCGCATTCCAAGAACCGCTTCACACCGTCGCCAAGGCCGCCGTGGAGCTTGCGGAGATCATCGACCAAGGTCGCCAGTCCTTTGGGTTCGAGCGAGAACGCATGATCCCCGCCTTTCAGGCTCCGGTCGAGGGTGAAGTGATGTTCCACGATCTGCGCCCCGAACGCATACGCGACGAGCGAGAACGCAATGCCCGGCAGATGCGAACTGAACCCGATGATCGTCTCGGGATAGCGCGCCCGCAGCACCGGAATGCAGCGCAGGTTGGCGTCTTTCGGGAGTTGCGGATACGCGGCGACGCAATGCAGCAGCGCGAAGTTGGTGTGGTGCGCGCTGATCGTCTCGACGGCCCGATCGATGTCCCACTCATCGCCGCCGCCCGTCGAGAGCAGCAGCGGCACATCACACGAGGCCACGTACTCCTGCAGCGCCGTATCCGTCAACGCGCCCGACGCGAGTTTGATTGCGGGCACCTGCAGCGCCATCAGCACATCCGCGCTCGCTTCATCGAAGGCCGTCGCGAAGCCGATGACGTGCCGCGCCTCGGCTTCGATGAGGCACCGCCGCAGATCGTCGGGCGACAGTTCCAGCGCCCGCCGGTGCGCGCCATACGTCGCGCCAAAGCTGTGCTCGCTCTCGTAGGGCTTGTCGAGCAAGGCCTGGCTGTAGAGCGTGTCGTTGTCGCGACATTGGAACTTCACCGCATCCGCCCCGCAGTCGGCCGCGATGCGTACCATGGATTGCGCGAGCGCGGGGTCGCCTTGATGATTGTTGCCGATCTCCGCGATGACAAAACACGGCGAGTCGTCGGTGATCGGGCGGCCCGCGAGGGTGAAGCTACGCGCCACGGATGAGATCCAGCAGCTTCGGCCACGAATAGGCCGACACGTCGAGCGCGGGGGAGTCGGCATCGGTATTCGTGTAGAGCGTTTTGCCGGCGGCGAGCGCGGCCCAGGCGCTCGTGTTATTCGCGCGCAGGGCGGGCGTGAAGTAGGCGGCGACAGCGTCACAGTCCTGCAGTTCTTTCGCGAGCGCATCATCGCCCAAGAAGCCCAGCACGCGGAGCTTGTCCCCGAAGATCGCGCGCATCGCGTCGACGGCCTCTTCGAGCGCCGTCTCCCACGGCGAGCCTTCATGGACGGCGGTGGATAATTCGATCGTGTAGTCGTGATGGTGGGCGTCGAGCTGGGCCTTGAGCTGGACAAAGTGCGGCAGCGCGAGCTTGTGCGCCATGCCGAAGACGAGCACGCGGTACGCCCCGCGCGTCGGATCGCCGCTGACCGTCGCCGGACAGAAAGCCTCGATCACATCCGGCCGGATCGGGCGCAGCTGCGCGGCCAGCTCGCGGTTGCCGACATAGACGCGCGTGGCCTGCGTGACGAGCGGCCCGCCCGTGTAGCCGTGCAGAAAGAGATCGTAGGGCGTCGACACGCCGACCCAGCCGAATAGTTCACTCGGTTTGATGGAGACGAGCGGATGCCGCGCGAGCCGGGCGCCGGCGCTGATCGAGAAGCACGGCACGCCGAGGTGGGCGGCAAGCGCGTGATTCCACTTCGCCACGCCGCAGGTGAGCGGGTTCATGTGGTGCGAGAGCACGGCATCGATCATCGTTCGTACACCAAGACACGGCCTTTCTTCTGCCAGTCCATCCGCTGCTCGAGATCGGCGCGTCTCTTGAAGCCTTCGAGCACGAAGAGATGCCGCAGCCACGGCATCGGCAGAATCGAGATGTGTGTCGGATCGAGATCGTCCGACGTCGCGAAGTCGAGGAAGTGCCGCGCCTGAGAAAAGCGCGTCGTGAGGTAGACGAATTGCGCGCTGAGGGCGCAGAGGTTCGTGACAGCCTGCCGTATTTGCCGCACCGTCAGGTGCTCCAAGACTTCGCGGCAGATGACGAGACGCCGCGGCGGCCACTGTATCCCGTCAGGGTCGGTCACATCCGCGCCGAAGACGTGCGCGTTGACCTGATACGCCACATCGAGCCCGGCCCCGTGCATGCCGAGATCGTGCAGTAACTTGACGAGATGCCCCGGCCCCGCGCCCACGTCCACGAAATCCTCCGCCGCTTCGCCGAACGTGTCGACAATTCGCTGTGGGTGCTCGCCCTCGGCAATCTTGCGGCTCTGGAAGTCATACGGCACGGCGGCCGTCGGCGTCCATGGCGTCGCGGCCGGCTGCTGGCTCTGTACCAGTGCTTCAAATCTGTCCACATCCGGCTGCAGCTGGCGCAGGAGCGCCGTCGAGGACTGTGTCGGTGTGTCCGTGTACACGATGTCACAGCCCCCGCAGGCGTCGATCACCGGCTGGGGCAGGCAGCCCATCCATTCCCGCCCTTTGACGTAACTGCGGGGCTGCAGACGCCGCAGCACGTCCGCGGTGGACACGGCCGCGACATGCACGTAGTCGACAATGGCCAGGGCGTCGAGGATCTGCGCGCGGTCTTCTATGGGCAGCAGGATCGGATGCTTGGTGATCGTGTAGCTGTCAGGGCACAGATTGACGAGCAGCGGGGCGCCGAGGGCGCGCGCTTGATGCAGGTAGCGCAAGTGCCCGGCATGGAGCGGATCAAAGCTCCCGTCGGCCATGCTGACGAGGCCGGCGTACCTTGGAAGATCAGCGAAGGACAACCGCACCGCGCCAGTGTGACAGCCGGCGCGGCACGGGGGAAGGTTGCCGGTGGTATCAGGCTACCAGCGCCAGCGAAACGTCGCCGAGCGCGGGCCGAGGGCGATGCTCTTATGGTTGCCCACGGCGACGAGCACGCCGCCGGCACTCGCCAGCGCGATCCCGGTGAACATGACGGGGTGGTTGGGGCGGTTCAGGCAGGTGATGACTTGCTCGCGGCTGCCCGCGACGGGCGTCGTCTCACAGGTCGTCTTCCGCATCCCATAGCCGCCGACGAACGAGAGGACCGTCCCGCCGACCGAGAGGAGCGCGCCGCTGACGACGAGGCCGTGCGATTGCGCCGACACCGACGACGGAAGGACGAGCAGCGACACGACGACGACGAGGCCGAGGAGGACAGACCGCATGACGGACTCCTGAAACTGTGCCGAGAAATAAAAACCGGTGACCGAGGAAGGCTTCGGAGTGTGGGCGCATCGCGCGGGAATAGCGAGAAGAATCGGCTTACAAATGTGGTCCGTGGTAACTCCGGTGGTAACTTTCGGGCCGTCTATGCGCACTTTTCCGCACTTTTCCGCAGTCAGCGCGGGCGCGGGGCAGACGCCAGAAACGCGTGATTTTCGAGCAATTTGCTCAATCTTTTCGAGAATTTGAGGGAGCGTCCCCAACGGGATTCGAACCCGTGTTTTGGCCTTGAAAGGGCTACGATACGGCACGCAATCTGCGGCGTCGACGGGACTTACGGGCCGTGGTAACTTTTTTCGGTAACGATGCGGCGACCTTCGGGGCGACCTTCAGCGCGGCTTGTCGTTGGGCCGTCAACGCGGCGTTGAACGCCTCCACCGCCGCGGCATCCACTTCCTGATTCGCGGCCAACGCATAGCGCGCGGTCACCGTCGAGCCTTTCGCGTGCAACCCGAGCCGTCCCACCGTGGCGAGATCCCGCGTCACGCGGTACACCTGGGACAGGAAGGTATGCCGCGCGTCGTACATGTGGACGCTCTTCGGATCGAGGCCGGCGCGGGCGCAGGCACGCTTGAAGGATTTGTTCAGCGCCTCCGGCGCAAACCGTCCGTAGGCATAAGCCGCGTGGAAGGCCTTGAAGGCCGCGAGGCCGTCTGCGGTCAGCGAGAGGGTCCGCGCCTCCACGCCCCCGCCTTTCGTGCGCGTGTGGACGCGCACGCTGCCCTGCCCGGTCAGCACGACATCATGCGGCTGCACTTTCTGCAACAGGCCAGGGGGAATGCCGACATAGGCAATCACGCGGGCGCGAATGGCGGACAGGCTGAGGCGCGGCGGTAAGCCTTTCTTCGTATCGCGCTGCGTCGGCATCGCGGCGAGCGCGCGCTCGAGCGCGGGATACCCGAGATCGCGATGCTCGAGCTTCGGCTCTTTGGGATTCGCGGAGCCCTTCACCGGGCTGACGTGCTTCGGATACAGCTTCGCATAGAACGAGCGCAGCGCCGTGCGGCGCTTACGGATCGTTCCCGGCGCAAGGGTTTCGAGCCAGCCTTGAAGAATGATGTCGATCTCGCTTGTCGTCACCGAGAGCGGCGGGCGATCCGCGCCCAGCTCATGCACCCACAGCGCGAGATGCGCCGTGCGTTGCTTGATGGTGGGGAGCGCCGCCACGCGCTGGAGATAGGCCTGCACCTTCTCGCCCAGGCCGCCGGCGGCGTCTGCCGTCGCGGCGTACTTCTCGATCTGCGCATCGCGCCAGTCAGTCAGATCGGTGAAGGGTTCCTGTCCCCACGGCGATACATGGAGCACGCCGTTGACGCGGACGACCATGCGCCATTTGCTGCCGCGTCGTTGCAGGCCGGTGAGTTTGCGGCGGGTCATGCGTGACCTGCACGGAGGCGGCGATCGTGCACGTTGATCTGCTGTTGCGTCGCGACCTCGGTCAGATCGGCGACGAGGACCGCGCGGGCCATCGTCAAGCGGTGCATGTCGAGCACCGACTGGTGCAGGTTGAGGACGAGTTGGGAGGGCACACGGGCCGGAACGTCCCCCCGCGCATACGACGGGGCAAGGTCTTCAAGCTGTCTTACGAGCCCGCGTACGAGCAGACGCGCGACGACGGGCCGCTGCTGTTCCACGCGTCGCATCAGCCGGCCCGCGTGTTGCCACGCGGTCGCCAAGGCGCTCAAGCGCGCCGGTGATTTCTTCGACGGCCCCGTAGACGACGCGTTCGAGATCGGCGAGGTGGACGGGAAGGGCAGTAGCATGATAGTCCGCGCCTAAGGGCAAGGCCGCAGTATCCGCCCGCTCCCGCACGCTTGGCAAGTAATTTTTTGCGGGCCGCGCATGGGTCGGCGCGAAGGCTTGCTCCATCGCGATCCAGAACGCCGACAGCGTGGCGTACCCCAGGCCTTTCGCAAAGAGCCGCAACTGCTGCAGGCTCACATTGCCGTTTTCCCGCTCGACGCGGGCGAGATAATTCGCGAAATCGCGCCGTTGGTCTTTCGTGCTGTCCGGCCCCAAGGCGCGGGCGGCGACGTCCGGGCGGGTCAGCTTGCCGCGGATCGCCGTCAGGCGCTCCCCAAAATCCTCCATCGTTGTGTCCACGTCCGCATCATACCCGACTACATCGACGTAACTTATTGTGCTAGTTGCACTTAGCACGGTAGGGCTAGAAAGAAGGACTATGATGCTATAAATTGCTTGACACGCTAGCACAATCGTCCTATAGTCCGCGGCATGGCTGCTGTCTTCAACGTCGCGCTCAAGATGGCGATTTTCGAGTCGCGCAAAAAACAGAAGCGCATCGCGAAACTCGCCGGGATTACCGAGTTTCAGTTGAGTCATATCGTGCGTGGGCGCCGTGATGCCACTCCGAGACAACGCCGGCGGCTCGCGACCGTGCTCGGGAAAGGCGAAGACGCCTTGTTTCCCTCCGGCGCCGCCGCTGCCGTCGAGGAACGGGCGGGATAGTACACGCGATGGTTATTTCTTGCACGGTTTAATTTTATGCACACCCCACGCTGCTACCTGATCCCGCAAGTGCTGGAAAAGCTCCAGATGAAGGAGCGGACGTTTTACGACTTGCGGAAGGCGGGCCGCCTGCCGTGTCTCGAAGAGATCCGGCCCCGCCTGGGCCGCATCGTGCGCTATCGGGCCGACCTGATCGATCGCTACCTCGAGAACCAATTCCGATCACAGCCCCGTGCGGTGCGGCGCAGCGCATGACCGATCCCACGCTCGCCCCGATCGTCACCTTGTGGAAACAACTGCAGGCGATCCCCTATAGCGATCGCCCGGACACGCGCGGCGGGGGCCGCTTCCCGATCTATACGGCGCTGCTGCAGGAGATTCGATCGGCGGTCGATCGACGGCAAGCGATCGTGCAGGAACGCTGGCGCGTGATTGCGCGCGAGATGGCAACCGGGCGATCGGATCGGAAAGTCGTGCGCGATGCCGTCAGGCGGGGGTTGTGAATGTCGTTACGCGCTTTGCCGATCGTGTGGGGGCCGTGGCGATCCTGCTGGTCGCGACTGGTCTGTTCGTGCTCGCGGATCGCCTCGACGCTTGGCGTACGCGTCGACTGCTTCAGGTACGGGCACATGGATGCGCTGCGCCTCTCAACCAACGGCGTGCAACTGACGTGTCTCGCGTGTGGCCGGACGACGCCCGGCTGGTGGTGGACGCGGACGACGACGACGCGACCTTTATCTAAGTCATGACGATGAAGCACACGATCTACGCCTTGGAACTGCAGCTCGTGAAAGTGACGACCGACGTCGACGAATACGGCGCGACGGTGAATCCGCGCACGACCGAACGCGTGCCGCTCTGCCGCCACTATCGCGGGGATCTCCTGCTCCCGGAAGCGCAGCGCGCCTGGGAGCAGTGCGATCAGATTTTGAAGGCGGCGAGTCAATGACGAAAGGCGAACTCAGCATCCGCGATCTGATCGACAGCTATCGCCGCGAAATCCGCGACGAGGATCTGACGCCCGAGCGCGCGGCCGACGTGCTGACGAAGCTGACGGCGCTCCTGGGGAACGTGCTCACCGAAATCCGCGAGGCCGACATGGACTACGCGAAGGTGCTGATCAGCTATCTCGACACGGAAGAAGCCGCGAATCGCGCGACGATCCGCGCGCACACGACGCCCGCCTACACGCGGGCCCAGGAAGCGAAGCACACGCACGTCGTCGTCGTCGAGCTGATTCGGAGTCTGCGGCAGGTGCTGCGGACGCAGTCGGAAGAAATGCGACTCACGCGGTAACAGAAAAAAGGCCGCCCGTTTGCGCGAGCGGCCAGAAAGCAAGGGCCCGAAATGTTCAGCGAAGACAGCGTAACAAATTTTCCGCAGGCGATCAACCGTTCCGCCCCCGGCAGCGATCTCTACTACGCGCAGCACTTCGGCCGGGCCGTCGTCCTCGGCTTGCTCCGGCACGATCTCAGCCCGGAGAAAGCGGGCTGGCTGGCGCACCTGGCGGCGAGCTACGGGCGCCGCGCGCTCGATCGGCAGGCCGTCCTCACCCGCACCGTCGTGGCCATTGGAAGGTTTGGTGTCCGATGACGAAAGCCGATCTGATTACGCACCTGCTCGATCTGGCAGCGGCGCTCGACCGGACCCCCGGCGAGTGTATCTGTTCCTGCACGGTCGGCATTCATACGCCCGGCGGCGATACGCCCGATCAGGCGCGGCAGCGCCTGGCGCTCGTCGCCCGCGCGCTCGGCACCGTCGAGAAGCGCGTCATGGGCGACACCTTCTGGTTGTCGCAGGAGAGCGACAACTACGAGTGGACGGTGACGGCCTTTGCGGATCGCGGCGCCGTCTGTCAGCGCATCGTCGTCGGCACCAAAGAAATTCCCGCGTCCGAGGAATACACCGTCCCCGCCACACCGGCGCGCACCGAAGAGATCATCGAATGGCAGTGTGATCAGCCGATTCTGCAGAGTGGCGGTGCTGTATGACCCTCAAAGGAGTGAAAGAGATGGCCCTCGTCGAACGGCAACCGTCCCAAGTCCCGGCCGTCGAACCCGCCCGCGCGGTGACGCCGGATGAACTCGACCTCGTCAAGAAGACGATCGCCGCCGGGGCGACCGCCGACGAACTGAAGCTCTACCTCTACGACTGCGCGCGGCAGGGCGTGCATCCGCTCGATCGGCTCTTGCATTTCACGAAGCGCGCGGGGAAGTACACGCCGATTACCTCGATCGACTTCATGCGCATCCGCGCGGCGGATACCGGCGAGTATGTCGGCTCGGATGATGCCGTCTTCGTCGGCGCGGGGATGAAGGATGAACTCTTCGCGGCGACGGTGACGGTGTGGCGGTTCGTCCAGGGCGTGCGCTGTCCCTTCACGGCGACGGCGCGGTGGACCGAATACAAGCCGGATCAGAACGACTTCATGTGGAAAAAGATGCCGCACACGATGCTCGGCAAATGTGCGGAAGCGTTGGCCTTGCGGAAAGGCTTCCCGCGCCAGCTGGCCGGGTTGTATGCCGGGGAAGAAATGGAACAGGCGGGGAACAGCAAGGGGCCGGTCCTGGTGACCGTGGACGAGGCGCCGGTGACGCGTCCCGCGGGCTTTGACGCCTGGTGGGCCGACATGGTCGCCGTGGCCGATGAAGGCTACGCTGCTTTAGAGAAAGCCTTCAAGGCGTCGAAGGTGGAGTTTCGGAAGTACATCACCGAACACGGCAAGGCCGAGATCGACGCATTGAAAACCAAAGCACGGGCGGTGACCCCGTGACCATCCACACCGTCGATCAACGCACCGCCGAATGGTTTGCGCTGCGCGCGGGGCGGCTCACGGGCAGCTGCGCGAAGGACATGCTGGCGAAGATCAAGACCGGGGAAGCCGTCGCGCGGCGCGATCTGCGCTACAAGCTCGTCGCCGAACGCCTGAGCGGGCAATCGCAAGAAGACACGTACGTGAATGCGGCGATGCAGTGGGGCATTGACCACGAAGCGGAAGCCGTGGCGGCGTACGAAGCGGCGGCCGGCGTCTTCGTCGATCCGATCGGGTTTGTCGCCCACGACGATCTCCTGGTCGGCACCTCGCCGGATGGCTTCATCGGCCTGGACGGCATTCTGTCGATCAAGTGTCCGAAGACGGCGACGCATATCCGGTATCTGCGCGACGGGTTGGAACCGGCGGAACATGCGGCCCAAAACACGCATGAATTGTGGCTGACGGGGCGCGCGTGGATCGATTTCGTCTCCTACGATCCCCGGTTGCCCGAGGGGTTGCGGCTGTTTATTCGGCGGGTGACGCGCACGGCGGCCCAGCTCGGGGAGTACCACCAGGAGGCGACGGCGTTTCTCGCCGACGTCGAGGCGGAGCTCCAGGCGGTGCAATCGCTGATCACCCGAGAGGCCGTGGCGTGAGGTATCCGCCCCACACGCACGCCTGTAAAAACAAAGCTCTCGGGTGCAAAGGCACGTATCAGTGCTCGGCCGATCCTGAGCGCGACGAGGACGGCACGAAATACTGCTCCGTGAACCCGATGGATGACGTCGAGTGTGAAGACTGTCTGACGTCCTACTGTGATGAATGCGGCGTGTGCCTGAACGTGACGACGCACGACATCGAGTGTCCGAAAGCGTCGATCGCGGTGGCGGATGGGACGGGGCATCCTTGACGGCCTTCCCGAAACCCCGGCCCCACATTCTGATCAAGCGCGAACAGCGCGCGGCGAAGACGGCCCTGGATACCCAGGAACGCAAGGCCTGTCACGTGCGCAGTGGGGGCCGGTGTGAAGTGGTGGAAGTGCTTCCGCAACCCGAACGCAGTCTCCTGATCGTCACGCGGTGTAAGGGGCGGGCGGTCCACAACCACCACCTGATCAGCGGCGTCGGGCGGCGGAACGTGGGCGTCTCGGTCCTCGCCAGTCACCGGATCGATTGCTGTCAGCGGTGTCACCAGGACATTGAAGCGGGGCTGCTCGTCCCGGCCGATCGCGATCACGCCACGGTTGCGGGTGAGGTGCAATACGAGCGGCGGTATCTGTGAAGGCGCTTGCTACTTTACCGGTTCTCCCGCAAGGCGGCAGTCCCGTCACGGCGGCGCAACTCATCGCGATCGAAGCGAAGCTCTCTGCTGTTCTCGGCACGATCGACAACATAGATCACCTTGAAGAATGGCGCGCACAAGCGAAGGCACTCGAAGCGTACTTGCGCAGCCGTGAACTCCAACGGCCGATGTTGGGCGCGCAGCGACGGATCGAAGGACGCATCGGGCAGTTGATGGGCGATCCACTAATTGGCGGGCGCGGAAAACTCTCCACCATGCCGGAGAGTTTCGATCGCCAGCACTTGGGCGCCGACTTTCGATTACTTGCGCGGGCGCTCAGTGGGGACTGCACGTTAACCGATGAAGAGTGGCAGAAGTCTCGCCGCGCTCTTGTCTCCCTTGTGCGTTTCCGTCTTGGGTTGATGCCCGAGACGCCACCACTCCCCGAAGGGCAATTCAGCTGCATCGTCGCCGACCCGCCGTGGCAACTCGACACCGGCCCTGATGTGCATGGCGGCACAGGGGAACGTGGCCACGATCACCTAGCGTATGAACAGATGACGGTGGAAGCCATCAGCGATCTCGCCGTCGAGCAGATCGCCGCGCCCGATGCGCACTTGTATTTGTGGACGACGAACCGTTACGTCGAAACGGCGTACTCGATCGCGCGAGCGTGGGGCTTCAAGCCGTCGGCGTTGCTGTGTTGGTGTAAAGCGCCGCGCGGGATCGGGCTGGGCGATACGTTCCGACAGACAACCGAGTTCATCTTATTTGCGCGCCGTGGGCATCTCACCGCACGGCGCATTGTGGATCGGACGTGGTTTGACTGGCCGCGCGGGAAACATTCCGTGAAGCCCTCCGCGTTCTATGCGTTGGTGGAGTCGGTGACGCCACCACCATATCTCGATCTCTTCGCGCGTCAGGCGCGACCCGACTGGACGATCTGGGGAGCGGAGGCACCGCGTGCAATCGCCGACTAGTAACCACTGCACCAACAACGCTGCCGATCGCGCGTTGGGCGAACACTGGGAACGGCAGTTCTGTGTGTTGGCGGCGGGACGGCGTAAGGCGTTCACGCCCCAACAAATCGGCCGCACGACGGCGGCGAGTTGGTTTCTCCACGACGGTATGAACTGGCGTACCACCTTACTGCCCGACGTCACGATCTGGACGTGTCCCGGTGAACACCACGAAATCAAACACAAGCGCCCGACGAGTACGGGGAAGTTCGGCCTAGAGAAGTATCGGCTTGAGGCGTTGCTGGCGTTTCAAGCGGAAACCCAACAGACCGTGCTGTACACCATTCACAACTGGGCACTAGCTGGGGCGGAGAACAGCGGCGCCCTCATGCCGAACAAGATCGACGACTGGCAAACGGTGGACGTGCGGGCGTTAGAACTCTATGTGTTGGCGGAACACCTTCAGCCCGTGTTCATGGATACGTGGTTTCACGGCGAGAAAGTGCGTCGCCCTGGCTATTACTGGCCGACGTTTCTGTGGATGCCGTTAGCGCGTTGGTGGGGTTAGACAAGTTTTACCGGTTCCCGCTTCCTGCCGAAAAGCGGATGACGCAAGTTCAGGGCTGAGACCCGAAAACGTACGGGGAAGTGCGCTGCCTGCCGAGACACCTTCGCGCCCCGTCCTCTGATCCGTCGTGGACGATCAGCGATTGCGGTTTTCTCTGTGGGCGCACAGACGCCAGATCAGAGAAAAAGGTGTCTCGGTGTCGCTACTCGAAAATTGTGGACTTTGTGCGATCACGACCCACAACGCCGGATGACGGCTTCGATCGGTTCTGGGCCAAGTATCCGCGCCACGTCGCGCGGCAAGCGGCCCTCAAGGCGTGGCAGAAGATTAACCCGAGTGAGGACTTAGTGAACACCATGCTGGAGGCGCTCGCGTGGCAAGTGCGACAACCCGGGTGGACGAAAGACGGCGGCGTGTACATTCCGCACGGATCGACCTGGTTGAATCAAGCGCGCTGGGAGGACGAACCCTTTCATGCGCCGACGATGAGCAAAGCCACGGCGAGCGTCGTGCAGGCCTTGCAGCAAAAGGTGACGTATGACTAGCGGCGATACCCAGGCGTGGCGCGTCCTCTACGGGAAACTCTGCGCGATTTACGATCGCGTGTTCGATGAGGCGCAAAGCCGGTTCTACTTCGACGCGTTGCAGGAGTGCGACGTGCGCGACCTCGAGATCGCGGCGGTCGACCTGGCGCGGTCATCAAAATGGTTTCCCCGGCCGGCGGAATGGCGGGCCCAGGTGTTGACGCGGCGCTGTGAATTGCGCCGGCAGCGGGATCTGACGCTCGTGCAGCAGCGGCCGACGCCGACGATCCACTGTGCCGCGTGTCGGGATACCGGGATGCGCGGCGAGGAGCGCCTGTCGCCGTGTCCGTGTCGAGGCACGAATCCCAACTATCAGCGCACGCAGGCGATGAGCCGACTGGCGGCGGGGACGAGCGATCCGCCCCCGGCGGAGGCCCAGCGGCTCACCGATCAGATTCGCGATTTCAAGCAGTTGCAGAGTGGGGGCGAGTGAGGACGGCCCACAAGTACCACGCCCGCGCCGAGACGGTGGATAACCTGCATTTTGCCTCGCAGAAAGAAGCCCGGCGCTATGGCGAATTGAAGTTGCTGCAGCAGGTGCACGCGATCAGCGACTTGGAATGTCAGCCGGAGTTTCCGCTCTCCGTCGTCAAGATTTTCCGCAACGGCTGGCCGATTGAATTGGCGACCGTCGGCAAATACATCGCCGACTTCCAGTACACCGATTTACGGACGGGCGAAATCGTGGTTGAGGACGTGAAGGGCGTGCGGACACCGGTCTATCAACTCAAAAAGAAACTCGTGGCCGCCATTCATGGCATCACGGTGCGGGAAGTCTGAGAGTCAGGAGCCTGATCGATGATCCGACCTGATCAAAAGCCGCTGAAGCCGTTTACGGCGTGGATTGCCCGTGCGTCCACGGGGCACCCCGCGTTTTTCCTTGGCTACTATCGGACGAAGATGGAACTCGTGAGCGCCTACTCCGAGCGATTTGGGCAGGATTTGGAACGGGCGGGCTATCGCATCGCCAAAGTCAGAATCGAGGCTCAGCGATGATCCGAGACGTAGATCCCCGCCTCCACTTACGATCGCGGGCCTTTGTGATTATGAATCGCGTGCTGTCGGTGGACTCCATCGAAGCGGAATTACAAGCCGCCTACGATCTCGGCGTGGGATCCGTCACCCCCTCGATCCAAATTGCGACGTTTCAAGGTGTGCATGGAGAAGACGCCAAGATGCTGGAAGAAGAAGCCACGGCGGCAGCGGGCATGACGGCGCTGGCGATTGAATCCGCGAAAGCCGATCAGCGCGAGCGAGACGCCCGCCTCTGCGAGACGCTGATCGAGCAGTTGCCGCGTTATACGTCGCTGAATGTGTCGGGCTGGATGGCCGACCCCGATGGGCCGATGGTCTGTCGGGCTGATGTATTAGACGCCATCACCGCGATCCGTCAGGGATCACCCGCGGCGTCCCGTGAGCCTGAAAAAGCAGAGACAAAAGATTTATCGCGCGGAGGAACCCTGACGTGATCAGGACGACACGATCTCCCGCATCGGAGGATCGAGAGGCGCAGGGCGAGGGCGCCGGAAGGAAAATGACTGTTGGGAGTTTATTCGCGGGGATCGGCGGGTTCGACCTGGGGTTTGAACGCGCGGGCTTTGAGATCAAGTGGCAAGTGGAAATCGATCCGTTTTGTCGGGCCGTGCTGGCGCAGCACTGGCCGGACGTGAGGCGTTACGACGATGTCTGCACCATCGGACCCGACCTCGCAGCCGTCGATGTTCTCTGCGGAGGATTTCCCTGTCAGCCCCACTCGCTGGCTGGCCGACGTGCCGGCGCCGGCGACGAGCGCGACCTCTGGCCCCACTTTGTCCGACTCATTCGCACGCTTGAACCCCGATGGGTCGTGGCGGAAAACGTGCCAGGGCTACTCTCAAGTGACGCTGGACGGTTCTTTGGAGACCTTCTCGGAGACCTGGCCGCGTGCGGGTATGACGCGGAATGGGATTGCTTACCAGCAAGTGCCTTTGGCGCCCCTCACCGACGCGACCGAGTCTGGATTGTGGGTCGGCACGCCGACGCAATGCGATGCCGAGGGAACGGTCGGGCGGTCCAAGCGTTTTCAAAGCAAAACGCCGAGGCCGACCGAACTCGCGCGGATGTGGCCGACGCCCACGGCCAGGGATTTCAGGAGTCAGCACTCGCCGGATTCCGCGTCTTTTCTGGCCAGGCAGGACAATCCGCGTGGAGTGAATCTGGTGGAGGAGCTCCAGCGGCGAGAGATCCATGGGCAGTTGAACCCGACGTGGGTCGAGTGGCTCATGGGATACCCGCTCGGGTGGACCGTCTGCGCGGCCTGGGCAACAGCATCGTCCCGCAGATCGCGCAATGGATCGCGGAACGCATCAAAGACGCGGAGTTAACCACGCCGGCAGCCCCACCAGATCCCCCCGCGGGAGCCCGTGGCGCGGGCAGCTCCACCGAAGAGAAAGGCTGAAGCATGAAAGGGATCACGGCGTTTGATATGTCGGCCCCGTGCGTGAAGTGCGGCTGTCTCGGTCCGGCGTTGCATTGGGACGGCAGTCTGCTGCGAGCGACGTGTTGGAAGTGCGGCTATGAGTGGTGGTGCTTCCCGCTGGATTACGTTCCGGCACCACCGCCGGAAGCCCCACCAGATGCCCCCGCGGTAGCCCGTGGCGCGGGCCGCTCCACCGGCTTACCCGGCGCGAAAGACTGAATGCGATTGATTCGTGTGTTTCCTCGGAAGACGAAAGCGACGCCGGATGATGCGTTGGCGCGGTTTGGTCCGCCCGATCTGTATGACACGCCGGAGACGGCTGATGCCGTGGACGTGTCGGTGACCTTTACCTATGACAAGCCGTATGCCGAGTCACTCGCCGAGCAGTGGGCGAAGTTGCTGCCGACGCGAATCGGCGGCGTGGCCTACGGCGACCGGGGCGACGAGTTCATCGTCGGCAAATACATCAAGCCGGGCTATGTCTTCACGTCGCGGGGCTGTCCGCGTCGCTGCTGGTTCTGTTCGGTCTGGAAGCGCGATCCTGATGTGCGCGTGCTGCCGATTCAAGACGGCTGGAACATCCTCGATGACAACCTGCTCGCCGCGCCCGAGGCGCATGTGCGCGCCGTCTTCGCCATGCTCCAGCGGCAGCACCGGCAGATCGAGTTTACGGGCGGCCTCGAAGCCGCCGCCTTGCAAGACTTCCATCTCGATCTACTGACCGCGCTGAAGCCGCGCCCGGTGATGTTCTGGGCGTATGACCCCGGCGATCCGTTCGAGACGTTAGAGAGTGCGGCACGCCGACTGATTGCGGCCGGGTTTTCCACGAAGGGCCGACGCCTGCGCTGTTACGTGCTCGTCGGCTATCCGCATGACACCTTCCAGACCGCCGAAAAGCGCCTGCGGGATATGGTGCGGATCGGGTTCACGCCGATGGCGATGCTCTGGCAACCGGAAACCGCGAGCGCGCAAAAGCACAAACCGGCACCGGAGTGGCGCGCGTTTCAACGGCGTTGGGTGCGCCCGGCGATTATTCACAGCGGAGGCGTTCGGGCGACATCGCGGGAAGCGCCACGATTGGCCGACGCGGTAGATCCCGTCTCGTCGGTTTACGGCTGTCTGTCCCCGCGCGTATCCAGCCTCTCCGGGATCTCCAGACCTCCGAAGGACGGGAAATGAGTACGCTCCTGAATCTGCAACAGGCGGCCGATCGCGCCGGGGTGACGCGCCGCACCCTGTACAACTGGCTGCACGCGCAGAAAGTGGCCGCCGTCAAAGTGGACGGCTTCGCCCCGCGCATCGTCGCCGCCTCGCTCTGGCGCCGATCCGCCCGGAAACCGCACGTCCCGAAAGCCTGAATGCCGTATGCCTGGACCCGATCCCTCACCCTGCGACACTTGGCGGCGAGTCGTGCCCCGATCTTGGTGGGCCCGTGGCGCTCGGAAGTCGGCTTCCATGCGCTGTACTTCCAGCCCTGGCTCGCGGCGTGGCGCACGAAGTACTCCGTCGACCCGGATCGGATCACCGTCGTCGCGCCGGCGGGCTCGGCCGTCTGGCACCATCCCTGCCGGCCGGTGGAACTCTTCGATCACTTGTCCATGACACACGTCCGCCAGGGGTTGTACGCCGCGAGTGCGCAAGACGGCACGTTGAAGCAGAATGCGATCACCGCGCAGGATCGGCGCTTACTGGCCTTAGTGGCCTCGACGCAGGGCCTGCGGCGCTATTCGATCCTGCATCCGAGCTTGATGTACCAAGACCTCGCCCCGTGGTTCAGCGGGCACATGCCCCTGAGTGATGTCGTCCACCGGCTGACCATCCCCGGCGCGCACCCATGGCCCCCGCTCAGTGTGCCGGTGCTGCCCCTGGCGCTCGTCTTGCCCGAGAAGTTTGTCGCCGTCAAATTCTATGGACGCCCGACCTTCCCCTTGCGCGAGGATATTCGCACCTGGGTCGAAACGCTCGTCGAGCGGCTGTCCGCGCAGATTCCGGTGGTCCTGCTCGAGAGCGGCTTGGACGCGGACGATCATCAGGACTTCGTGATTCCCCTGAGTGATCGCGTGACGAGCACGGCCCCGCACTGTACCGTCAGCAATCACCTGGCCTTGCAGAGTGCGGTGCTGGCACAAGCAGCGGGCTTTGTGGGGACGTACGGGGGAGCCATGCAGCTGGCGCTCCGCTTGGGCAAGCCGAGCTTAGGCTTCTATACGGAATTCACGGGCACCTGCTACGCGCACAAATTGCTCGCGGAATATCTCGCCGTGCAGCAGGGGACGCCGTGCTGGATCGGGCGGCCCGGTGATCTCGACGTCGTCAAAGCGTTAGGAGGGCTATGAGTACCTGGAGTCCACTCTCGAGCGGCGGCGACGTGGCGTTGGACGAGGCCGATCATGTCATCCCGGTCTGTCCCTCCTGCGGGGCGGAAGACAGCCGGATCTTGAATGTGCGGCTCAGTGCCTTGTTCCCCGGCTGCCGGAAACGGCGGCGGGAATGTGACACCTGCCATGCCCGGTTCACCACCGTCAGCCGGGAATGTCTCGCGCCGACGTAAAAGCCGATGCTGATCCGCGGGGATGCCCGCCATCTGCCCTTGCGCGAGGGCTGCGTGCAGTGCGTCGTGACGTCCCCGCCGTACTTTGGCTTGCGGGATTACGGCGACGTGCGGCAAATCGGCTTGGAAGGCAACTCGCAAACTTACGTCAAGGCGCTCGTTCGCGTCTTTCGCGACGTGCGGCGCGTGATGACGGACGCTGCCACGCTCTGGCTGAACTTGGGCGATACCTATAACGCCTATAACGGCAACGCCGGGCCGTCGAGTTCCATCAGCAACGGACGGCACGATGCGGCACGGCCTGATCTCGCTCGCGGTCACGGCTTGCTCGATCACGATTTGAAGCCGAAAGACTTGCTGTTGATTCCGGCGCGCGTCGCGATTGCGCTGCAAGACGACGGGTGGTATGTGCGCTCCGATATCGTTTGGGCGAAGCCGAATCCCATGCCGGAAAGCGTGACGGATCGACCGACGAAAAGTCACGAGTATCTGTTCTTGCTGACCAAGTCAGAGCGGTATTACTACAACGCCGACGCGATACGCGAACCGCATTCAGCCGAGAGCATCGAACGTATGCGGGCACCGCTGAACACCGAGCGACACCACACGCCGAATGAGAAGCGCGTCGGCAACAACATGGGCCGCTATCTTGAGCGTGAGACGGGCTGGGGGAATCAGGGCGGGCGCAACAAGCGAAGCGTGTGGACGATCCCGACGATGCCCTATGCGGGCGCGCACTTCGCGACGATGCCGGAAGCCTTGGTGCAGCCGTGCATTTTGGCGGGGTGTCCCGTGGGCGGGTTGGTGCTCGATCCCTTCCTTGGGAGTGGCACGGTCGGCGCGGTCGCGGAACGCCTCGGCCGTCGTTGGGTGGGCGTGGATCTGCGGTATCAGGATTTGGCGACGAGGCGCACGGCCCAGCGGGGCTTGCGGTTCACAGCGGGCGAAAAAGCCTGATCGCGGCTACCGGTAGCGTTGTGAGGCGTCCCCGACACCCGCTACGCTGGAGACGGCCCCTCGGCCCTCCATGGACAGCCTCGACGACTTCTTCGCGCTCCATGAACGCCGCGTGCGCGTGCAGGCGGAACTGCGTTGTCAACACGCCCTCGCAAGACAAGCCGAAGCCCGGCAGGTGCGCTTGCAGCAGGCGGTGGACCTCGACCTCGACCGCCAGCCGTTTGCGTTTGGCCGCGTCGTGCGCAATCTGAGCGCCCAGGAAGGCGACGAGTGAATTCAGGAACTTTCAGGCCGGGGCAGAGCGGCAACCCGGCGGGCAAACCCAAAGGGGCGAAGGATCGCGTCCCCCGCAACGCGCGGGCGGCCGTCGAGCGCCTGCTCGAGACGATTGGCGCGGATACGCGCTTGATCAGCCGCGTCTTGAAAGCGGGCTTGAACGCGAAGGCCCCGGCGAGTTTCCCGTACCTGCGGCTCGTGATCGAACAGAACGCGGGCCTGCCCGATCAGGCCGTGACGGTCCAGACCCAAGTCATCCATGAACATCGCTCCAGTTGAAACGCGCGAATGCCGCATGGTCTGGGTCGGCAAGCAGAGCGAGGCCCTGCTCGACGATACGGAAGCGCTCGATGTCGAAGGCGCGTTTCGCGCGTCGAAGACGACGATCTGCCTGTGGAAGGAATACAACGCCTGCGCGGACTACCCCGGCATTCATACGATCCTCAGCCGGTGGACCGATGACGCGACGTTCAGTCTCTTGCGCCCGGTGTGGAACCGCGTCCTGCAGGAGGCGGGCGCGCAGGCGATCTGGAACGGCTCGGAGAGCTGCTACGAGTTTGCGCACGGCAGCCGGGCCTACCTGCGCGGCTTGAAAGCCTCGGAGCAGATGTCCCGCTATGCGAAGTTTCGCGGGCTGACGCTCAGCCGGGCGTACATCGATCAGGCGGAGGAAATCCCGCGCGATATCTATCAGGAACTCAAGGCGCGCTTGTCGCAAAGCGGCTTCCCGCATCAGATTGTCATCTCCCCGAACTCGGTCGAGGAAGGCCACTGGATCGCGCGTGAGTTTCCCGAAGACAACCATCTGACACACCACAAGTACATCGGCCTGAGCGTCTACGACAACGCGCACAACCTCAGCGCCGCGACGATCCGCAACCTCGAAGAGACCTATCCGCCCGGCCATGCGAAACACCGCCCGGCGGTGCTGGGTTTGCGCGGGTTGAACGTCATCGGCGATCCGGTCTATGGGCCGCTCGAGCCGAGTAAACCCGAGACGGCGGCCTTTCAGCGCAGCCGCCATGCCAAGGAATTAACATGGAATCCGGCGCTGCCCGTGCTCGAGGCGATCGACTTCGGGAAGCATCATCCCTGTGTGGTCTGGGCGCAGTACACGCCCTATGCGGAACTGCATGTGCTCGGCGGCCTGCTCGGGCAGAATCTCTTCTTGGAAGACTTCGCGCCGATTATCCAGCAGCACCGGGCGGCGTGGTTCCCCGATGCCGACATCCAGACCTGCTGTGACCCGGCGGGCAGCCACAACAATTCGCAGGGCGTGAAGCAGAACGGCGTGAGCGTGCTCACCGATCACGGCTTCACCCCGGTCTGGCATGACGACAGCAACGGCCCGGCCGTCAGAAACGCCATGATCGAGCGCCTCGCGGGGCACATGCGGCGCCGGTCGCCGATGGGCGAGGCCTTCGCCGTGAATACGACGCACTGGCTGCGCATCTCGCCGGAGGGGATCGTGCCGATGACCTTCGTCACCGACGCCCTCGAGGTGGGCTACGTGTGGGACGTGCACATGGTCAGTGTCGGCTCGAAGCAGATCCGGAAGCCGAAGAAAGACGGCTGGTACGAGCACGGGATGAACTGTCTCGAGTATCTCGAGCACAACTTCGGCGGCGTGCAGCCGACCTGGGAGCAGGCGGCGAAGCGGGCCACACGGGTGAAGGCGACGGCGCAGCGGCGGATCGATCGGGCGCTCGATACGCCGGACTATTACGACGCGCACATGAAGCTCAACCGGCCGCGCCCGAGTGGCGTCGGCCGAGGCGGCTACTGATGAGTGACGATGACGGCGTGCGCTACCCGGCCGATCCGACGGTCGATCACCGCTACCGCCCGGTGTTGTACCGGGCCGATGGGCAGCCGCTGCGGCGGCAGATAGGCTTTGCGATGGTGCAGACGAGCAGCACGTTTCCCGAGTTGAGCAAGACGAAGCGCAAATCTGGCAGCAAGAAAAAATGCTGACGCTCGGCGCGTGCGTGTCGCTCGTGAGCTTGGGCATTCTGATCGGGCGCATTGCCGGGCATCTCGAGATGTCGGCGCGGCGCAGTGCGAGTCGCCATGCCGTGATTGTCGCGAGTGCGCTCCTCAGTGGCTCGACGCAGGGCTATACCTTGGTGGAAGTCCCGCGCCAGCCGAATTCGACGACGGTGATGTACTGATGAAATACCTCTCGATGGCCATCGCCGTGCTGTTGCTCGTGCGCGTCCTCGCGGAGCGGCGGCACTAATGCCGAAACAAGCACGAAAACCGTTCGAGGTGAAGCTCAAAGGGATCACCCTCGACGACTTGACGGACGAACTCTGTACCCAGCTCGAAGACGCCGACGGCGCGCGCAGTGCGTCAGCCACGGAAGTCGCCTACTGGCACACCCTCTACGAGCAAGGGCGCACGCGCTCGGCGACGAACAGCCCGTGGCAGGATGCGGCCGACCTGACGAGCTTCTTGGCCACGCAGTATGTGGATGCGCTCAGAGCGCGCGTGCTCGATACGGTGTTCGTCGAACCCGTGTGGACGTGTGAAGGCTGGGGGACGGCCGCCGCGCGCGCGCCGTTCGTCGAAGAATTCCACCAGTGGCAGCAGGAAGAAGAAGGCTTTCAGGCGGCGTATGCGGATGCCGTGCATTTGAGTCTCATCGAACCGCGCGGCGTGCTCGAAGTCTACGAAGACACGCGCAAGCGGCCCGTGCGGAAAACGATCCGCGCGAAGTGGTCACTCGCGCCGGACGGCACGGCCTTGGTCGATGCCGATCTGAAGCCGCAGTTCGAGCAGACCCCCGAGGGGAAGTATGTCGAAGCCGAAGACGAGCAGGCGCCCTCCGGCGAGATCGAGATTGACAGCTTCGAAGTCGTCTGTCGCGGACCGCGCCATCGCGCGATTCCCTATCGGGACTTTCTGACGCTGCCCGCCCATGCGCGCAACCGGTCGGAAATCTGGGGCTACGCGAAACGCTTCTCGCGCCGCGTCGACGAACTGCAGGAAAGCGTGACCGCCGGGCACTACGACGCGCAGGCGGTGAAGGATTTGGGCGAGGACGACGAGCAGGCGAGCGCGACGACCTTGGCGGGCGATCCCATCCCCACGCCGCAGAAAGAGCACGGCCGCGAAGAAAAAGAACTCTGGGAGCTGCTGCTCCTGAAGGATCTCGACGGCAAGGGCCCGCGCTGGTACGTGGCCACCGTCTCGGTGCTGAAGCGCGTCACGCTGCGCTTGCAGTACGACGACATCGGCCGGCCGAGGTATTTTTTGATCCGCCCCTATCCGCGCCCGAACTCGACGGAAGGCTATTCCGTCGTCGGGCACAAGCTGATCACCTCGATCGAAGAGCACACCGCGTGGCGCAACATGGATGCCGATCGCGGGAGCATGCAGCTGCAGATGCCGCTGAAGGTCTTGCAGGGCGCGCTCTGGGACTTCGACGCGGAGCCGATCGGCGCGAAAAGCGTGATTCCCGTGCGCAGCATGAACGAAGTGGAGCCGTTGACGATGCCCGATGTGACGGGCACCTCCGAAGAGCGCATCACGCGGGCCGAGCGCGGGGCCGAGAAGATCATCGGCATGACCGACATCGCGACGGGCGTCACGGCGGCCGAAGATCGGACCTTGGGCGAGCAGCGCATGACGATGGAGCAATCCTTCATCCGCATCAAAGAAGCGGTGAAGAACATTCAGGAGCCGATGGAAGAGATTGCCCAGGTGCGGCATCTCTTGTGGAAGCGTGCGCTCACCGAGATGGGCGAGGAGGGCATGGAGGCCCCGCCGTCGATCGTGGAACGGCTCGGCATGCGGCAGCAGCAGATGGGGCCGCCCCCGATGGGTCAGCCGCCCATGGGTCAGCCGCCGATGCCGGGGGCCCCGCCGATGGGCATGCCGCCGCCGCCGATGCAACCGCCCCAGCCCACCATGATGCCGGGGGAGCCGCAGACGTTGCTCGGCGTGGAAGCGCGCGCGCCGAATGTGCTCAGTACCACGCCGAATCTCACCTTCACGGCGCAGATGCTCGACGGGCAGTTCCGCTTCAAGCCGCGCGGCTCGGTCGAAACCGCCGACAAGAACCGGCAGACGCGCGACTTCAACGGCTGGTTGTCCGTGATGACGGCGCTCTCGCAAGTCAACCCAATGATCGGGATGCTGATGCAGACGCCGCAGGCCGCGAAGGCCCTGATCGAGCAGGGGCTCAGACTCTTTAACGTCCAGGACAAGCAGGCCTTTTTGGGCAGTGAAGTCTTGGCGCAAGTCCAGCAAGCGATGCAGCAGCAACAACTAATGGCGCAACAGCAACAGCTGCTGGGCGGGGGTCCACCCGGCGGGGGCAGTACGCCGCCCGGTCCTCCACCCGCAGCCCCGCCGCCGGGCGGCCCGATGGGCGGTGGCGTGTGAAGGTGGCGATTGTGGGGATGGCGGCGGGCTGGTCGGAGGCCTTCGCCACGCCGTCGGACGTTGAGGTGTGGGGAATCAACGACGGCTATCTCCTCTGGACACCGAAGCAGATCGCCCGAGCATCCCGCTGGTTTGAATTGCACGGCGACACGCCGTTGACGCGGTCCCGGCGGGAACCGGACCATTGGGATCGCTTGGCCGCGTTGACGATTCCCGTCTACACGTTTTTCGATCTGCCTACGGTGCCGACCGCGATCCGCTTTCCCCTCGACGCGGCGCTGTCGCACGGCCGTGATTACTTCGCCTGCACGATGGCGTATCAGATCGCGCTGGCGCTCGCGGAAGGCGCGACGATGATCGGACTGTACGGCATCCCATTGACGGGGGCGCGAGAGGCGTTAGTCGAACGGCCCTGCGTGGAATGGTGGCTCGGGTACGCGGCGGGCAAGGGCGTGGAGGTGCGGATCGGCCATGTCTACAGCAACGGCCTCGGGCAACAGCCGTATCGGTATGCGCTCGAAGATATCGAGGAACGAACGCACACATATCGGATCGTCGTGTCTCACGCCGCCCATGTGGACCCGTGGTTGACGGCCGAAGAAGCTCGGCTCGACATCGCGGAGCGCGCATGAGCGAAGCCGCGGACGATCTGGATCGCCTCGTGACCTCCGAAGGCTGGCGCCTCTTTACGGCGTATGTCGAGCGCGAATGGGGCGTCTCTGGCGTGCGCTTTCAGCAGGAACTGACGAAAGCCTTGGATCAGGGCGACAACAATGCGGCGGCGAGTCAGGCGCGGCAGATTGTGAGCGCGCAGAAAGTGATTGCGAGTTTGCTCCGCTGGCCGGGAGAAGAAGTCGTCCGCTTGAAGAAACAGCAGCCGATCCCCGATGTCGCCGTGATGAGTCGGCGGGGCGGGTTATGAAGAAAGCGCTCGTGAAGGGGAAAGTGGCGGTGAAGGAGAAGCCGCCCGTCTTCTGTTTCAACTGCGTGCACTACATCGAGCTTCCGCAGGAACAGTGTGGCGCGGAACGCCGCGTGAATCGCGTGATGCACAACACGTACTTGCGGCCCGTGCCGGAGCCGGAACAACTGCCGATGACGAAGAATGCGGCGAACGATTGCCCTGACTGGACGGCCCGATGAGGCTGCCGTTGCGCGTCATCGGCGATCGCGTGTTGATTCAGCCCGACGTCGAGGATCACGCGCCGACCGAGACAGAAAGCGGCTTGGTGCTGGCGCCGACGTTGGCCGCCGCCGTCGCAGGGCAGGATGTGGCGACGTCGTACACCTCCGGCGTGATTGTCGCGCTCGGCAGCGACACGCCGTGCACGAAATGCGGACGCGGGGCCATTGATTTCCGCATCGGCGATCGCGTGACGTTCAGCTGGAAGAGCGGGCAGGAAGTGACGATCGACAATCTGACGTACGTGATCATGCGCGCCCGTGATGTCTTGGCCGTCTTGGACGAGGTACCCGTATGAGTGAACTCAGTATGGCCGATGGCTTGTCGCTCGATGATTTGAGCACGCCGCCGGAGCCACAACCCGCGCCCGCCGATCCGCTCGTCGTGCCCGATGGCGCGGTGCCCGAGGACAACGGCGTCGTCGAAGTCACCGGGCAGAAGATCGACGTCGGCCCTTTGCTCGCCGCCGAACGCAAGCGCGTGCGCGAAGCGACCGAAGCGAAGATCCGCGCCGAGTATGAACCGCTGCGGCAACAGGCGAGCGAGATCGCGACCCTGCGCGCCGAAGTCCAGCGCCTGACGCCGCCCGCGCCCGTCACGCCGCCCGCGCCCGAGGTGAGTGACAGCGACGCCGAAACCTACGCCCGGCGGCATCAGCTGTATGACGCCGAGAGCAAATTGGACGTCAAGACCGCGAAGAGCATCCTCGCCGAAACCCGCGCCGATCTGCAGCGCGTGTCGCGGGAAGCCGCGCAGGAAGCGTTGAAGCCCTTGCAGGCGAACGACGAGCAGCGTGCCGCGCACGATAACTTCATGCGGATCGCGGCGACGAAAGATCGCACCGGCGCGTTTGTCTTCGCCGATCCGGCGACGCATGGGGCGCTCTTGGACGCCTGGAACGCGCTCCCTGATCATCTGCGGGCCGTGCCGGAAGTGGGCGATGTCGTCGTGAAGACGGCCCTGGGCGAATTGGCGCTGGCGGGGCACAGAGTCCGGTCCCCGGTCCTGCCCGCGATCGAGCGGGAGCCGGTGCTCGCGGAAGCGGCCGGGGCGCGGAGTAGCACGCCGTACACGATGAGCGTCCTGGAGCGGAAACTCGCCGACGAGGCGAACATGTCGCACAAGGACTTTGAAGCGCGGGCGAAGACGTATGTGAAGGGTCAACCGAACAGCTTGGAATGAACGAGATTCAGATCGTCCAGCAGCAGGTCCGACGACACAAGCCCTTCGCGGGGGCCGTCGAGCAGATCGTCGCCGAGGACTATCGCGCCGAAGCGTTGAAAATCCATCTGCTCTGTCTGAAGGAACGCCTGCGCTACAAGTGGTGGTACGGCTCGGGGGCGCGCTGTTCGTCGTTCATGCAACCGCTCGGCGATTTCGGCCGGAAGTATTTCGCGTATCTGCAGGCGTTTCGCGCGTTCAGTCGGTAAAGGAGTCTATGGCGAAAGACAAAGCACCCGTCATTAAACCCGTCGTCGTGCGCGAGCGATCCGAAATCGTCGCCCGGCGCCTGAAGAATCCCAACGCGGGCAACGCGATGGAGATTCCCTTGAAAGAGCCGCGCCGCTGGCAGTTGCGGATCTTCAACGCCGACGCGGCGACGAACCGCATCTCGTACGCGCAGCAGAAAGGCTGGATCTTCGCGCAGCCGGCGGACATCGAAGGCCGCATCGACGACTACGGCCTCGAAAACCGTGACGGGCGCCTCGTGCTCGGGGAGCGCGGCAAAGAAGTGCTGATGAAGATGCCCCGCGACGACTTTCAGGACATCCAAAAAGCCAAAACCGCCTACAACCTGCAGACGACCTTCGGCACGAAGCAAATCAAAACGGCCATCGTCGAGCAGGCCGCGCAACAGGAGGGCGGGGACGAAGGCGCGGACTTCCTCTCGCGGAGCTTGGCGAAACTGGAGATTCAGGACACCTTGGAAAAGATTCCCGAGGCCGAGCGATGAGCCGCTACCGCCTGCAGGTCGTCGATGAGTCCGGCGTCGTCGTCGTGCTGCCGGCGGGGGGCGCGCTCGAAGTCGCGCTCGTCGAGCGCTTCGCCGAAGCGATTACGGCCCGCGGCGTCGCGACCTTGATCGGGGATGCCCTCTCGCGGCAGCGCTTCCGCGATACGGTCGTCGCGCTCGTGCTCGCGCAGGGCGTGGGCCTCTGGACAACGGAAGCCAAAGTGAAGCAGGCGCTCGAGGCGAGCCTCGCCACGGTGCTCGCGGCCTTCGATGCCGACACGGAGCGGGAGATCTCCTCGATTGTGCGCGAAGCCGTGCAGACCGTCGTGCAGGGGCTGAAGCGGAAAGTGGTCCAGGTCGTCTAAATGGGCCTCTTTCAAGGTGACGGCGCGATCCGACGCTCCCAGAGCTACGTCTTCAACTCGACGACGCTCGAATGGGAAGCCATGCTGCAACCGGGGGCCGCCGCGCCCTCGACCGCCGCCGGGTCGACGCAGGTCGCCGTGTCGTCGGTCGCGGGGGTCGTCGCCGTGGCCCCGAGTGATACGGCGTGGGCGTCCTCCGCGGGGTTTCACTTCGACGGGGCAGGGGCCTTAAATATCGCGGGCAGTTTTTCGGCGTCGACCACGGTGAACGTGTCCTCGCTCGCGGGGAAGGTGACGGTCGATCAGAACAGCACCGTCTGGGCGGTGCAGATCCCGACGTCGCAATCGATCCAAGTCAAAAACTCCACCATCGGCGATTTGTTGGCCAGTGTCCAGCAGAATTCCACCGTCTGGCAGGTGCAGGTGGGCGGCTACAGCACCATCGTCAGCATCGCGGCGGTCGCGGCGGGCGCCGGGAAACTCAACATCGGCTCGACGGCCGCGGACAATGCGGTCCTCACGACGCCCGTCTCGACCGGCTTCGTGAAGTTGGCGGGGTTCTTCGTCGATACGTCGAACGCGCTGAGCGTGAAGCTCGATGGGAGTACCGCGCTCACGATCGGATCGATTGCCGTGGGCGCCGGGCGGATCAATATCGGCTCGACGGCGACCGAGAACGTGGTGATCAGCCGCTCGAGCGCGGCCGATCAGCTCGTCACGGTCTATCAGTCGAGTTATGCCGCACTGCTCGCGAACGTCCACAACTCGACGATTGGCGATCTGCTCGCCAGCGTCCAGCAGAACAGCACCGTCTGGCAGACGCAGGCGAAAATTCAGGACTCCTCGGGCGTCAGCCCGAACATCGTCGGCACCCGCCCCTCGACCGGCGCGCAGGGGTTCGCCGTGCGCCCGGTCCTGAATGATCTGCAATCGACGTGCTTCTCGACCTTGGGCAACAATTCGACCTCCAGCACCCTCGCCAGTTCCGTCGCCGCGCAGCGTGTCAAGGTGTATGCGTATTCCATCACGTCGACCGTGCAGGCCATCAATACGATCAGCTTTGCGTCCTCCCTGGCGACGCCGATCTGGCAGGTGCAGATGCAGGCGATGTCGAGCGGCATCACGGGCGTGAATCTGGCCGTCTCTCCGCCCGCCTGGCTCTTTGCCACGGCCGCGAGTGAAGCCTTGGTGTGGAAGTGTACCGGCTCGACCGGCACCTATCACGTCAGCGTCGCGTGGTTCACGGAAGCGTAAATGGCGACGTTTCCAGTGCTGGCCGCCGGCACCTATCCCGCCGGCAGTCGGACGCTCGGCCCCGTCACGTTGCCCGTGGGCCTCACCGCGTGCGCGCTGGTGTTGGACGGCACGACGATGACCGATCCCGCGCTGCGGCTCACCGTGACGCTCGATCTGTCGCTTGATGGCGGCGTGACGTGGGCGTCGGACGTGCGATCGCACGCGACCGATCCGTTCCCAGTGACGGCGACGATGAGCGGCGGCATGATCGATGGGCGCACGGGCCTGCAGCGGACGACGTACTACCTCAGTGTCGGGACGATCCCCGATCCCACGAACCCCAATCGGCAGGCGCGGATTCTGCTCACGAATACCGTGCGCGCGCTCACGACGAGCGGCACGCTGACGGTCCTCTGATGGCGATTACCCGCGACACTATTTCGGCGGGCGTCGCGACGACCGGCACCTCGATTGCCTGGGCGCACACCGTCAGCGCGTCCCTGAGCGGCAGCGGGATCTTCGTGGGCGTGGGCTATGCCCTGGCGGCCAGCATTACCTCGGTGTCGTGGGATACGGCCGGGGTGAATGAAGCCCTCTCAAAAACCGTCCACGGCGTCACGGCGACCGTGGCGCCGACGGCGAACGCGCATGCCGATCTCTGGTGGCGGGCGAGCCCCACGGCCGGCACGAGCAAGACGATTACCGTCACCCCCGTCGGCAGCTGCGAGCTGAATGCGGGCGCGGAATCGGTCGCGGGCTGGTCGGGCCTCTTCAACGCGCATTCGCCCGCCTCGGCCTCGGTGGGCGCAAATACCAATCCATCCGTCACGATCTCGACGGCGCCGGACGAATGGGTGATCGATGCGATGGTCACCGACAACAACGGCGCCCAGGGCGCGATGACGGAAACCGGCGCGAAGATCTTTGCGACCTCGGTCGGCGCGGGGAACTCGAACGGCGGCGGGCAGGACAAAGCCTCGGTCGGCGCGTCCGTGACGATGAACTGGACGGGCGCGACGAGCACCCTCGGGGCGGGGAATGTCGCCGTCGCCTTGATTCCGACGACGCCGGGGATTCACTGCGTCACGACGGGCGGGGCGACGGTGGCGACCTCGGCCTCGACGTGGTCGATTGTGACGGGCGGCAGCAGCATGGCGGCGGGCTCGGCCGTGGTGCTCGGCCTGGGTGTCGCCAGTTCCGTCGTCACGATCAGCACGATCACCGACAACACGACGAATGTCTATCTCCTCGCCGTCCGGCGCCTCACGCCCTTGCCCGCGTGCGGGGCGGAACTCTGGTACTGCCAGGGCTACAGCACGGCCTCGACGCGCATCTCGGTGACCTTGAGCGCGACGTCCTCGGGGGGCCTCGGCTATGCGAATTTCGTCGGCTTCTCGACCTTGACGCCGCTCGGCGGGACAGCCTCCTCGGGGAATTCCACGAACAGTTCCGTGCACAGCATGACGGAACTCACGTCGACCTCGAATGGGGCCTTGGTGATCAGTTTCAGCCGCGTCGATGTCTCGACGATTACGCCCATCCGGCAGACGTCGAGTTATGCGACGTGGCTGACGACGAACGCGGTCGGGGCGGTGCGCGAATTTGGCCAATATCAGGTGCAGCCGACGGCGAGTACCGCGACCTCGCTCTGGACGCATGGCGGCGCGGCGACCTCCTCGGGCGTGTGCTTGTTTTCGGGCGTGCACGCGATTTTTTACGATACGGTCGTCGTCGGGGGCGGCGGCGGCTTTGCGCCGCCCGCGTTCACCTTCTGTCTGACGGGCGTGCAAAGCCCGTTGCGGGCGCGGCAGGGGCGGCGGCGCTGGTGGTGGGGGCGCTGAAATTCGCGCGTGACGCTACCTGTGGCGTTGCACGGGACGCGGATCGCCCCGTAAGCTAGTCTTCTACGCGGTCAGGCAGCGCGGCCTCTGCCTGTGTCGAGTCGCCGTCCTCGCCTTAGACGGCGCGTGGGTCATCGCCACGACATCGCGGATGCGTCGGGGGTCAGGCGCTCGGTTTGGCGCGCACGGCCCCGGCTCTCCTTCCCAAACCACAACCCTCGATCTTCCCGCGTGCGTGTCTGCACGCAAGGGTGTGGCGTATGGCCCAATACGACGGCTCCAGTAACACGCGGATGTATCCGGTGCGGAGCCCCTTCGGCTCCATCCAGATCCGCTACTTTCAAGAAAGCACGGCCGTCAGCTCGAAGCTGATTACCGAAGGCGACATCGTCTGTTTCGATACGGTCGTCTCGACGCATCTCCGGCTCGTCGTCGCCCCCTCCTCGCAGGGGAACGCGGCGAACCTCCTGCAGAACGGCATCCGCTCGCTCGTCGGCGTCGCGCTCGGCACGTCCACCTCGGACGGCTCGGGCACGGGCTTGGGCGAATCGACCACGGTCGGCCCGAATGCGACGCGGATGATTCCGGTCGCGGTCGCCGATGGCCTGACGGAATTTGCGATTTCGATCTCGTCGGTCGGCCTGACGCCCTTGCAGGCGTGCAGTTCGATGATCGGGAACGTCTACCCGATCGAATGTCTCCGCAGTGCCGTCGGGCAGCGCGGCGGGCACGGCGTCTGGTTTCTCTCGTCGACGAACGTCTCGACGGCGGCCGATCTCTCGTTTGTCGTGACGGACGTCCCCGATCATCAAGTGGGATCGACGGGCGGGGTCGTCTACGGCAAATTTTTATCCACCATGGTCAGTCCCGCGGTCCGCATCGGCGGCCCGTCTGTGACGTAAAGGAGCTGCATCCATGGCCATTCAAACGCGCGGCACCGTCGCCGAATTCTACGACAACCTCGATCGCACGGTCTTCACGCTCCTCGGCAAGGAACAGAAAGAGCGCAAGAAGATCTTCACGCAGGTCTACGACGAAAAAACGAGCAAGAAACGCTCTGAAATCGTGATGACGGTCATGGGCGTCGGGGACATCCCCGAACGCGCCGAAGGCACGCCGTTCACGACGGACGTCATCCGCAAGGGCTACGAGCGGGAATTCCTGCATACGGGCTTCGGCAATGCGTTCGAAGTCACGCTCGAAGCGATGGAAGACGACAAGACGAACGTCATCGCCGATCACGCGAAGTGGTTCACGTTCGCGGGCCGCGTCGTGATGGAAAAGCGCGGGCACGTCCTCTTCAACAACGGCTTCACGACGGAAACGAGTCCCGACGGCGTCTCGATCTTCAACACGGCGCATCCGCTGAAAGGCGGCGGGACGGCGCGCAACCGGCCCGCGACCGATGCCGACATCTCGTGGCAGGCGCTGAACCAAGCGATCATCGACTGGAATACGGATCAGAAATTCGAAGCCGGGCAGTTCATTCTGCCGGCGGAAGATCTGGTGCTCTTCGTCGCGCCCGGCAGCTACCTGCAGGCCGATCGCATCGTCAACAGCACGCTCCTGCCGGGGAGTGCCGACAACGATCGCAACTCGATCAAGGCGCTCTTCAACATCAAGGTGTTGCCGTCGCCGTATCTCACCGATCCCGATGCGTGGTTCTTGCTCACCGCGAACAAGAGCGAAGCGGGGTTTGTGACCTACAAGCGGCTCGGGATGACGATGCTCGAGCCAATGACGGTCGTCGAAACCAGAAACCGCCACTACCCGATAAGGTGGCGGCAGAGCTGGGGCAATCGCTGGTGGCAAGGTTCCTATGGAACTGTAGGTGCTTAACCCCCGGTAAAGGCTCCACTCGACGGGATCGTCTGGCACTGGAGCCGTGCTGGATGACGCAGAGCAATCTGGACGATCCCGGTTTTTCGCTCTGAAGGGACATCGCCATGCTGTTTCGCAGTGTCAACAACAAATTCACGCATTTTCAAGGCGACGTGCTCAGCAACGTCGATGACAGCTCGCACGGCGTGCAACTCTCCGGCGGGAGTACGGGCGGCGTGGTGTCGCCCTGCGGCGATGAAACCAACATCGCGCTCACGGTCCGCGCCAAGGGGGCCGGGCCGCTTGTCCTCGGCAGCGGCGGGCCGCTCACGCTCGCGTCGACGGGCGCGCTGACGATCGGCGGCGCGAGCACGAACCTCACCCTCGGCTCGACGCTGATCAACATCGGCAGTACGACCGCCGTCGTGCAGTTCTCCGGGAGTACGGCGCCCTTCTCGGGCTTTTTGCGGTTCAGTGATACGGCCGTTGCGACGCCGAACTTCAACTCGACGAACATGATGGTCATGGAGACGACGCACGTCCTCGCGGGGATCAGCACGGCGACCGTCAGCGGCTCGCCGTATTTTCTCGTCGCGAATGCGGTCAACGTCTCGACCGACTGCTCGCTCGTCGGCGCGTTCATCGGCACCACCGCGGCGAGCAATGAAGTGCATTGCCGCTGGCTGAAGGCGTCGACCCTGACCGTGGCGGCCTCGACCGCGACGGTGAACTTCCTCGTGATTCGGATGTAGGAGCGCCCATGCTGGAGATCAATTTTCCGTGGACGCTCACCTCGACGGGCGCGGCGGCGACGGCCTGCGACGGGGCGGGGTTGCGGTGGGCGCAGCAATTGACGTTCTCGGTCGCGTGTCAGGCGCCCGCCGATACATGCTCGTTCGGGATTGAAGCGGCGCCGCAGAACAGTACCTTGTTTACCCGCATGGGCTCGACGCTCTACAGCGTGTCGAGTGGCGCGTGCGCCATCGTCCAGTTGACGGGGCCCTTGCAGCAGGTGCGGCCCTATCTCATCAGCCGCACGGCGTCGACCTCGATCGTCACCGTGCAACTCGACGGCACGTCAGGCGCCTGATGCGGACGCAGCGATCGCCGTGGCTCGCCTTGGTGCTCATCGCGCTCGTGCTCGGGACGTGGCTCGTCACGCCCGCCGCAGCGCAGAACTTCATCTGGGGGGCGATCAACGGCATCCCCTTCGGGCCGGGGTTGATCTTGTCGGGGCCGCTCCTCTTGCCGAATGGCACGGTCGGGGCCCCGGCGGAGGCGTATTTTTTGGAGCCGTCCTCGGGCTGGTATCGGGCCGGGGCGGGCGATATTCGCCTGGCGATCCTCGGGGCGGATGTGATCACGGCGGTGAGCAACGGGCAAGTCACCTTGGCCGGATCGCTCCTCACGCCGGAAAGCGTGCGGATCGGCGCGACGAAGAACGTGTTCTGGAATGGCCGCGGCCTGCTCGCGTCCTCCGCCGACAAGAGCGTGAGTGTCCTGGACAATCTCGCGGCGACGGGGATGGAACTGAACGTGGGCACGCCGACCTTGGGCACCTGTACGGCCGGATCGCTCACCTCCGGCTCGCATAATTTCGCCGGGGAGATCACCGGCAATACCTCGGGCTCGTGCATCGTCAGTTTCGGCACGCCGAATTTCACGAACACGCCGATCTGCTTCGCGATGTCGCGCACGAGCACGACCCACCCGCGCATTTCGGCGGCCTCCGCGTCCTCGATCACGATTACGGGCGGCGTGAGCGGGGAAGCCATCGGCTATCACTGTGACGGACGGATCGGGGTCTAACCATGAAAAAGCTGCTGCTCGCGCTGGTGTTGCTGGCCGTGCCGCTCGCCGCGCAGGAACTCGTGACGCTCACCGTGCCGGAGACGACGCCGAACAACACGGCGTATCACCTGTCGCGGATCGTCCTGGACTATGACGCGGGCGTGATCGACCTCGCGCTCAAAGGCGTCAACAGCGAAACGAAACACTGCGTCTACGATCCGGCGACGAGTCCAACCGGCGCCTCGCTCCTCACCGGCTTGAACAAAGCGAACCTCAGCAGCGCGTATGCCGCGAATGCGACCACCGGCAGCTTGAAGCAACGCATCTACCACCGCCTCGTCGTCATGGGCGAAGCGTCCGCCGTCTGCGGCAGTGCCTTGACCGGGAGTCTCGCGGGGAGTGTCCCCTAACCGTGGCCACGTTCAGCAATCTGTACAGCTCGCGCCTGACGCAGGAGCTGGGGACCGACGACGCGAGCCGCCTCTTTACGACCGCCCGCCGCAAGAACGCGATCAACACGGGCCTGCTCACGTTCACCGATCTGACCGAGTGTTTGCGCGCGCAGGATGCCGTGACGTCGAGTCACGGCGTGCGCGAATACAACTTGCTCTCGACCTCGATCCTCGCGGGCGGGGATGCCTATCTCCGCCTCAGTAAGCGCGGGCCGGAATATCACTTCACGTCCTCGGCGGGCGTCGTGACGTACGTCGCGGGCAAAGACTTTCCCCGGCGCGAGATCGCGTGGCTGAACGACAACGAGCCCGGCTGGCGCGGATCGACCGGGGGGACGCCCTCGGCCTATTACGAACGCTTCGACAACGGGCGGCGTTTCTTCGGCGTGAACACGCCGCCGCAGATTGTCAGTAGCGCGGGCGAGTCGGCGCTCTTTCTCATTCCGTATGTGATGCAGCCGCCGATTCTGACCTCTGATACCGATGTGCCGTTCACGATTGCCGCGCGGGTGCGGACGGATCTCGTGCCGTTCCATCAGGCGGCCGTGCATTTCGCGGCGAGCGACTTGGAAAAGCTGCGCGTGAATACCGAGGCCGTGGCGGGGCAATGGGCGATGGCGATGGGCTACGTCGAGCGCTTCCTGCGCACGTTTGGGCCGCGCGGGCCGCGCGTGATTCGCACGGCGCGCAATTATTTCTCAGAGATTCGCGCGCGGCGCGGCGAGGTCGAGGAAGGCCTGCCGATCCGATGAGAGTGCGCTTTGCCTGCGGGCATGTGACCGACGTCGCGGAGAACGCCGCCGCCGCGCCCGTCTGCGTCCATTGCGGGGAAACGCATATCGCGAGAGTCCAAGCGCGGGCGCCGACCTTTACCGGCGTCGCGACGGGGCCGTATGCGACGTTCAAAGCGCTCGATCCGATCGTGATCGATCTGGCCCCGAAAGGGCCCTTGAAACTCACACCACAGGAGTAACGCCATGGCGTTTGGCAGTTCGTTCCAACCCGGCCGCCCCTCGCCGCTGCCCGGCGGGACGTCCCCGCGACAACAGGCCGTGAAGATCTTGTCCTTGCGCCAGCCGCGCATTCCCGCCGCCGGCCTGCAAGGCCCGATGGGGCCGCGCCTGCCGCCTGCGCAGCCGATCGGGGGACCGCCGCCGATGCCGGGACCGGGGATGGGCCTGCGGCAGCCGCCGCTCAGTGAACCGCCGCCGATGTCTGGCCCGGGGGAACCGCCGCCGCAAGCCCCAATGCCGCCGTGGCTGGGGCCGCAGCCGCCGATTGGGGTGATCCCGCCGCCAGGACCGCCCCCGCCGCTGCCGGGGCCAATGGGGGGCCTGCCGCCGCCGCCGGGCGGGTTTGATCTGCCCGGGGAAGCGCCGCAGGGCCGTCCCACGATGCCCGAGATGCCGCCCCAGGGGCCGCGCATGCCGCCGATCTCCGTGCAGCCGGACGAGGGGTCGCTCGGCGGGCCGGACAAGCAAAAGCTGCCGCCGCCGCCCATGCCGGGGCCGCCGATTCAGGTGGGGCCGGACAATGGCCCGATGGGCGGCTTACCGCCGTCCGGGATGGATCAGCCGGGACAAGTGCCCCTGAGTGCGCCGCCGGGCAGTTGGTTTCAGGAGTTTCTGCGGAAGAAATTCGCCCAGGAAGGCCAGCCGTTCTAGATGCCCGTTGTCGCGCAGGTGAGTCGCGCCGCGCGCACCTATCAGACCGTCACCGTGCCGGATCTGTCGGGCGGGCTCGATCTGCGCCGGACGGCGACGTTGCTCGCGCCCGATCGCTCGCGGATCTGCCGGAACTTCAGCCTGCAGCAGCCGGGGGAGATTCGCGTCCGCGCGGGCTGGACGGCCTTCTCGACGACGAATCTCGGCGCGGGCCGGCCGCAGGGGGGCCGCCGCGTGTACCTGGGCTCGACGCAAGTGACGCTGATCGCGTGGAACGGCGCGGTGTACCTGCCGGGCGATACGGGGGCGCTCTCGGGCACGCCGGTGTATTCGACGATCAGCCCGAGCAATATGGTGTTCTTTCCCTATGACCGGCAACTCGTCGCGGTGTTCGATGGCACAAACCGCCCGGCGAAAAGCACGAACGGGGTGACGTGGACGCGCATGGGGATCGATGCGCCGACGGGGTTTTCGACCAACAGCGCCTCGGCGTCGAGCGGCAACCTGCTCGCGAACACGTACGAGATCGCCTACAGCTACAAAGATCGCGGCCTCGCGCACGAATCGAACATCGGGACGACCTCGCGCTTGGTGTTGGGCGCGACGGGCGCGATCGATGTGCAGGTGGCGAACTCGTCCGACGCCCAGGTGGATGCCTTCATCGTCTACGCGCGCAATCTCACGGCCGGGGAACAGGTGTTGCGGAAAGTGTCGAGTCAGGCGCAATCGGGCGGCGCGGGCTCGACCTTCACGATCCAATCCTCGGCCTGGGGATCGAACGACGAAGCGCCCACCTCCCACGCGGTGCCGGGCGCGTACCGCTTCGGCGTCGTGTGGAAAAACCGGTGGTGGGCGGCGGATGCCGTCGTCTTGAACCGGCTGCATTTCACGGAGCTCTTCCAGCCGCAAAGCTGGCCGTTGCTCTTTTATATCGACATCCCGTTCGAGAAGGGCGACGAGATCACCGCGTGTTATGCCTTCGGGGACACGCTGCTCGTGTTCGGACAATCGAAAGTGTTTGTCATCCTCGGGCAGACGAATCTCGATTTCGAAGTGCGGCCGAGCGCGGGGACGCAGACCGGGGCGTTGGGCCCCAACTGCGTCGAGGGGATCGAGAACGGCGTCGTCCATCTCTCGGCGGAAGGGCTGCACATCTTCGACGGCTCCGCGGATCAACTGCTGACGTTCGACCTCGAGCCCGCCGTGCGCGACGTGATGCAGCAGACGCCCTCGACGGGCCTGGAACGCTGCGACTGCGTCTACCACTTCCCGGCGAAAGAACTGCGCGTCAGTGTGCCGCGCGTCTTTCCCTTTGGCACCCCGGGGGAATGGGTGCTCGATCTCAATCGCACGCGCGAAGGCCAGACCCCGGCCTGGGGGACGACCGATCGCGCGATCAGCGGCTACGTGATCTTGGACGGCGATGAACCCGTCACCGGCACGCGCGGGCGGTTACTGAGTTTGGGCTCGACGGCCGGGCAGATCTTCGAAGAGCACGTCGGCGTCACCGCGAACGGATCGAATATGGTCGCCGAATACGAGGGCCCGCATCTCTCGGTGGGCTTGCATCGGGCGCGCTTCATCGACTCCTTCGGCGAATACGAACCGCACACCGGCACGTTCACCGAAGAAGTCGTGATTGATGGCGTGAGCCAGGGGCAAGTCGCGATCACGATTGGCTCCGGCCTCGCGTATTACGGGATTGCGGCGTACGGCGTGGGCCAGTACGGCGGGGCGGAGCGGCGCGCGTGGTACGCGATGCTCCCCGTCAGTGCGGAAGGCCGCGTCGTCTGGAAGAAATTGATCTACACCGGGCAGGAAGCGTTCCGGTTGTTCACCCATACCGTGGGACTTGTGCCTGAGACGGCCCCGCGCCACTTCAGCGAATAATTTTTATGGCTTCGTATCCGACGGCCGTGGCCAGCTTCACGACGAAACTCGACGGCGCGGGCAACACCATTCAAGCCGCACACGTCAACGATCTGCAGGCGGAAGTCGTCGCGATCGAAGCGGGCTTGCTCACCGGCACGGCGCCGCTCAGTTCGTCCAACTCGACGCACAACAACCTCAGCGTCCTCGGCGGCTCGACCATGGCGGGCGGGCTCGTCGTCGGCGGCGCGCTGAGTGTCACGGGCGGCTCGACGTTTCTCGGGCAGCTGAACGCCTCGACGGTCGCCGTCGCCAGCGGCCTGATCTTGAGCGGCGTCAACAGTGCGCTGCTCGCGGCGGGCAACAACGACGATTACCTGCTGCATCTCTCGACGCCGGGCTTGTGTCATGTGCGCTTGACCGCGAATGCGGCAGGCTCGACCTTGACCGGCTTCCACATGGGCGCGGCGGCGGAAACCGGACGGATGTTTCTGCTGACGAACGTCTCGGCGCCGGACATCGTCCTGAAAAGTCAGACGGGCTCGGCCTCGACGAATCAAATCGCGACGCCGGGCTCGGCGAATATCACGCTGAACGCGCTCGACTCGTGCTGGGTGATTCGCGACAACGTCTTCAGTTTGTGGTTCGTGGTGGGCTACTAGATGGCCATTCCCGCCTACGTCACGAATAAGCTGCTCGCCTTTCCGGCCGAGGAACGGCGCGTGCTCACCGAGATCTTCGAGTACCTGATGCCGAATCTCCGCTTCGGCGATCCGCACGGCACGAAGGCCGCGAACTTCCGCGCGTATTTCGTCGAAGGCACGACGTCGAGTACGGCGAGTGACGAATTTTCGATTCTGCACGGCATGGAGCGGACGCCCTATCTCGCGCTGCCGGTGTTGCCCTTGGGCTCGACCGGGGAAGCGATTGTCCCGCTCACGGTGAGCCGCGCCGCCGATGTCCAGCGGGTGTATTTGCGCAGTCCGACGACGAGCGCCGCGATCTGTCTGCTCTTGGAGTGACCGCATGAGTCAAACGACCGACACGCTGCGTGTGCCGAGTGCGAAGCCGCTGAAACGCTGCGCGATTGTCGGCACCGCGCCGACTTACATTCAAACACCCTGGACCGATCCCACGCTCGAAATCTTCGGGCTGAATGACGGCTACAGCCTGGGGATGGCGCGCGCCGATCGCTGGTTCGATCTGCATAAATTCAGTCAGATGGCCTTTGTCCCGCCGGGCGCGCGCAAGATTCCGCAGGGGAGTGTCCCGCTGGGCTCGTATGTCCGGCCCGCCGGGCATCTCGACTGGCTGCGCGGGCGGCCGTTTCCCGTGATGCTGCAGGAGGCCCCGCTCCCCGGCTGGAAAACCGCGCAGCAGTTTCCGCTGGCGGAGGTGCTGACGTTCTGGGCGAAATTCTGGCCGTGGCGCGTGACCGCGTCCGGCGTCGTGAGTCCCGGCACCGACTACGAAGCGTCCACCCCGGCGTTGATGCTGATGTGGGCCGTCCTGCAGGGGTACACGGAGATCCATATCTACGGCATTCATCTCGCGACCGAATGGGAATACATCTCGCAGCGCCCAAACATGGAACTGCTGATCGGCGTCGCGGCTGGCCTCGGCATCAAGATCGTGTTGCCGACGAAAACCCCGCTCTGTAAAGCGAGCTATCGCTACGCGTACGAACCGAAAGGCGATCTGCCGATCCAGGCCGCGCAGCAGGCGATTGACACCGTGAAAGCGCACGGCCTGCGCCTCCAGAAGAAACACGCGGCCTTGCCGTGGTGGGCGCGGGGCCAGCGCGAGGATCTGGTCGCGCAGTTGCGCCTCCTCGATGCGCAACTCCTCGACGCGAAGATGCAACAGCAGAAAGCGAAACTGCGGAGCGTGATGTAACGTGCCGATCACCCCCGGCGATCACTCGTCCAAGGCGTCGATCAACGACTTCAACCGCTGGATGCGCGAGCAACCGTGGTATCAGCAGTTCTTTGCCCAGCGCGGGCTCGATCCGAATCACGTCAAATTGTCGAAAGGCCAGCGCCAGCAACTCGAACAGGTCGCGCTGCGGCAAGGCGGCCTGCCGCCGAAGGCCTTCGACGACATGATGATCGACCCGGCGGGGAACCTGAATACCGAACACGGATTTGCCTCGCAACCGACGTGGTTGAAAGTGCTGGAGATTGGCGCGGCCGGCACGGCGGCGGCCTTCGGCGGGGCGGCGGCGCTGGGCGGCTTGAGCGGGAGTGGCGGCGCAGGCGGCGCGGGGGCCGCCGGCGCCACGGCGGGCGGCAGCGGCGCGGCGGCGAGCAGTCTCCCGGTGCTGGCGAGTACCGCATACGGCGGGGCGGCGGCGGCCGGTCCGACGATCGCGGGCGCGTCCACGATCGGCGGCGTGGTCGGCGGCTTGGGTGCAGGGACGGCCGCAGCGGCGGGCTTGCCGACCTTGGCGAGTACGGCCTATCCCGGCGCGGCCTCCGCAGGGCCGAGTATTACCGGCGCGTCCACCGTCGGCGGCACCGTCGGCGCGGCAGGGATTCCGACGCTGGCGAGCACGCAGTACCCCGGCGCCGCGAGTGCGGGACCGTCGATTGACGGCGCGACGACGCTCGCGAATGGCGTGACGCAGGGCGTCGATTGGGGCGGCCTCGTCAATAAAGGCATCGACGCCGCGACGAGCGCGATCCCGGCGATCCAAGGCCTGACCGACAAGAAAGCGCCCGGCTCCAGTCCCGAAGCGCAGGCGCTGATCGATGCGCAACGCGCCCGCATGGAGCAGGCGAATCCGCTCTATGAATCCGTGTTGCGCCTCGCGATGAACCGCCTGCCGGATCGCGCGAGTGCGGGGTTGAGCGTGCCGAGTTATGCCGACGCGAACGCGAGCGTGCCGCAGACGAGCGCGGGCGACTACTTGGAAGATCCCGCGACGCGCAACCTCATGCGCACGCAACTCATTCGCGCGAAGATGTCCGATCCCGTGCAGCAGGCGATGCTGCGGCTCGCGCAGTCGCGGATGCCGACGAGTGTGGGAGGGTACTGATGCCGGATTATCCCGATTACGATCCGTACAATCCCGACCCGCCACCGCCGCAACCGCCGCCGCAGAACCCGACGCCGTTCTACGGCTCCGCGCAGGAACAGCAGGCGGCGCGTGATGCGTTCCGCTCGCATGTGAGTCGGCAAAGTTACCTCACCGGCAAAATCCAGGAGCCCGATTACGGCAAGGCCTACGAACTGTACGGGCAGAACCGCACGCAGGGGCAGAACTACGGCGACGCCGTCAACCACGCGATTACCGCGCTGAAGTGGGACGATCCGAACGCCTGGCAGACGAGCGCCGCGCCGACCGATCCGAACGCGGGCACTGGCGGCAGTCCGCATCGCGACTTGTGGACGCGCAGCGGCAGCAATCCGCAGAGCTTCGTGTCGGCGTACATCGCGCAAACCGGGCTGCGTGGCGCACAAGCCGATCCGACGGCGCTCAATAACATCGTCGGCGTGTTGCAGGGCCTGGGCGTGAATGCGCAACTCGACACGCGCAGCGATGGCCTGCACAAAGGCATCATGCTGAACGGGCAGTTCGTCAAGATGCTCGACGGGCGCGACAACTGGATCTGGGACACGAGCGGCGGCGGCGGCGGGGAACCGAATACCAATGTCGGCGGCGTGAACGTCAACCCGTACGCGGGGAATCAGTTCTCCGATCCGAGTACCGCGTATTACGAAAGCCTGCTCAAAGCCCGCGCCGCGGAACTGCAGCAGCCGGTGAACGATCCGAGTCGCGCCGCCCTCGCGCGGTTGCTCGAACAGCAGACCCAGATGTTCCAGCAACAGCAGGAGGAACAACGGCGGCAGAACGAAATCCTGAAACAACGGCAGGCGCAGGCGGGCGTCTCCCGCGATACGCTGCTCAAGTACGTCGGCGAGCGCGCGACGAAGTTGCAAGGCCCGGCCTATACCGGCTCGGAAGAAAACATCCTGCGCACGCAGGCGCTCGATCCGATCGAAACCGATCGCACGAATGCGCAAAAGAGAGCATTAGAGCGCATCAGCCGCAGCGGCATGGATCTCTCGAGCGGCATCGCGCAGGATCTGCAGCGGCAAGTGGATAGTTCCTTCGACCGCGAACGCAGCGGCGCGCAGAACGATCTGGCCTACAAGCAGATTACCGAACAGCGCAGCCGCGAACAGGAAGCGCAGCAACTCTTGGCGTACATTCCGCAGGCGCAGGAGGCGGCGGCGCGCGGGGACTTGGAATTTCTGCAGATGCTCGATCGCGCGGTGCAGCAACTCGGCGCGGGCGGGATTGTGAGTCAGGGCCAGTCGGCGCAGCTCGGGGAATCCGTGCGCAACGAAGAACAGGCGCGGCGGCAGGAACTCCTCGGCATCGGCGGGCAGCTCTATGAACTGCCGACGAATGCCGCGCAAGGCGCGATGGCGGCGCTCGGCTACAGTCCGAACCCGGCGAGCCTCACGGCGCAGACGATTCAGTTGGCGCAGTTGGCGAATCAGCGGCAGAGTCAGAACGCGAATCTGTGGCTGAGTCTCGGGCAGTCGTTCGCGGGGATGTTCCGCTGATGCCGTTTGATCTGAAACAGACCGGCGGGATGGCGGCGAAGATGGCGCTCGCGTTCCTCGCGGCCAAGCAGGCGGGGCCACAGGCGGCGGCGGCCTTTCTGCAAGGCATCCAACATCAGCAGACGGCCCTCGATGCGCAAGCCAAGCAGGACACGCAGCAGCAGTTTCTGAACGATCGCCTCCTGCGGCAGGACACGCAGGCCGCCGAGAATCAGCGACTCACGCAGGCGGATCGGGTCGCCGACAATCAGCGCCAAGCCGACGAATTTCGGGTACGGCAGATGAGCGCGGCGAGCGGGGCGCTCGACAGCTACGGCCAGACGTTCAGCGATCCGGCGAGTACCGCCGATCCGGTGCAAGCCGAGAACGCGATGATGTCGCGCGGGACGGCGCTCTCCAGTGCCTTCGGCTTGGCGCCGGATGCGCTCTCGGGCTTTGTGCCGAACATGACGCCGATCGTCACGGCGCGGCAGAAGAAGCAAGCCAAAGACTTGTACGACCGCGCCGAGAAACGGTACAACGCGAAGGGGGAAAACCCCGACTGGGAAACCTCGATCACCTTGCAGACGGGGGAACAGTTCGGCGATGTGACGCCCGCGAAATTGCGTGCGCTGTTCGAGGCGCCCGCCGTCGATGCGTCCGGCGCGCCCGCGAAACCCTCCGGCCCCGTCACGGCCCCGCGCTATGACGCGAAACAGCAGACGGTGATTGATGCGTTTGTCGAAAAAAACGGCCGGCAGCCGAGCGCCCAGGAGAAAGTCGAACTCCTGCGGCAAGCGGAAACCCTGAACGATGTGCCGAAGCCGCCGCCCGATCCGTCGATCGGCGCGATGCGCGATCTGCAACTGGAACTCGCGCAGCAACGCCTCGCGGATCTGAAGAAACCGAAGGAGCCGAAGGAACCGAATCAGGCGCAGTTCACGGCCGCCGGCTACGCGGGGCGCATCGAACAGGCCGAGCCGATCCTGACGGCCGTGACCCCGGCGATCGTCGCGATGTCGCTGCCGGCCTTCGAACTGCAGACGAATAGCTGGTTTGCGCGGCCGACGTTTCAATCCTCCGACGTCCAGTCCTACATGCAGGCCTCGCGCAACTTCATCAACGCCGTGCTGCGGCGGGAGTCGGGCGCGGTGATTTCGCCCTCGGAATTTGCCGAAGCCCGCAAACAGTACTTGCCCGTCGTGGGCGATGATCCCAAGGCCTTGCAACAGAAGGCCGCCAACCGGGCGTATGTGTTCAGCACGTTGCGGCGGTCGGCGGGATCGGCCTATGAGCCGCCGCCGGCGCCCACCGCCCCGCCCACCGTGAAGGGTGATCCGATGGGGATTCGCTGATGCCGAGCGCGCTGGTGGAGAAGGTCCGCGCGACGTATCCCGGCGTCTATGACGATCTGGACGATGCCGCGCTCGAACGGGCTGTGCTCGCGAAGTATCCCGAATATGCCGACCTCGCCGAGCCGGCCCGCCCAGACTTCCGCACGGAGACGCGGGCGTCGGACACGCCCGAGCTGTTCCCACAGCAACAGGCGGGCGGCCTGTCG